AGCGGCACAGCCTGTGTCACGCTGAATCCAGTGGTTTGGGTTGCACTTGTCAATACCGTCTTTCGGTGTGCCGAATAAATCAATTTGCATATACGCCCCTCTTCTATAACTTTTCATCTTCGACAAAATTACGACTTAGGCTCTGGAATAATAAAGCCTTCTGTATATTCCCCCGCCCAATATTCAATCTCATTGCTAGAATGCAAACTCTCTAGAAGCTTGTTGCACTCTTCATCCGTTAAGTCGTGCTTGCTGCCAACAACCGCCCTAATGCTTTCGGCGTCTGCTGGCGCTCCATAAGCGTTGGCGTGCCATCCTATGTAATGCAAGCAGCGCTCTTTGCTTGTTAGTGGATCAATTTTGTTTCCTGATGCAGGCATTGTTAATTTTTCCTCTTCGACAAAATAGGCGTTTTACTACCCAAAAAGCCCCTAGCTATGAACACTGCGGGGCGCGCTGTTTTGGTTTAGATCAATAATATTCATCATCCTCATCCGTCAATTCATATTCGCAAGCCTCATGTATTTCATCGTCTTCCAGGTCGATAATTATTTCTGAATTTGCGCAATGCAATTGGTAGAGGAGCTTTTCAATGTTGTAGAACGGGCCAACAAATAAGTTGTTTTTTAGATTTGTGTCATTGATGGTCATAGTGAAGACTTCCCAGTAAACTTCGCCTGTTCTGTTTCCGTTTTCGTCTTCTCTGTGCTGTTTAGAAAGCCCTATCTGGTAATTGCATTGGTACCTGCTGGCATCGGGCTTTTGGTCGATATTTATTCGCCTAAAGAAGTTGTCGTGCCTATCTTCAACCCTACAGGTCATGTTGCCCCATCGGTTGTCGCTTTCGCTTGCTTCTTCAGTGAATTGCCCTTTAGCTTGCTTTATGATGTCTGACAGCTTTATTTGCTTCGGGGCTTCAACTAACATCGATTCCAGCGTCTTTTTTAGTTTCGCTTCGCTTTCGCCATGAAGTTGTTTTGACATTATTGTGGAAATCATCTTGATGATATGGTCGTGGTAGCCTTCTAAGCCGATTCCATCAAAATCGATATTCAGCTTGTCGTCAATATAGGTTTTTAGACCCTTTCCAAAACTGGAGTATTCCTTAAATGAGTCCTCCATTATGCTTTCAATTGTGCTTGTGACCTTTGCCTCTATCAGCTCCTGTATTTTCCCTTCGTGATCCATGTTTGCAATTGTGTCTTGAACTACCTTGTTTATATCTAACATACCAATTTCTCTTTTTTATCAATCTGTAAAATGCGCGGGGGAATGCTTTGATGGGCGAACTTTCAGGGTTGCCCGTAGCTAATCGAAGTATTGGTGATTCTTTTGTTGTGGATCGCCAGCGTTACGCGTCGGGCGGTCTCTTCATCAATCTTTGCCCATTCCATAAGACTTTCTTTAACTGCTGCTAGAGTCGCTGTATGAGGGTTGAGCGATGGGGTGGCAGGCTGAGCTGAAGGCGTTACAGCTGGTTGTTGCGTAGGTTCTTGCTGAGGTTGTGGTTCAGGCTTCGTTTCGTTCTCTGCTTTCTTGCGATCAAACGTACTATTGGTTAGAAGGGCGATTTCGTGACATTCTTCAATTTCATTCCTTAGCTTTAACTCTGCAGCTTTAGCATCGGCTACGCGCTTGGCTTCGGTACGCTTACGGTCAAATTCATTGTTCAGAAATAAGCCTATTTCATGGTCGGCGTCACGAATGATTCTTTGCTTTTCTGTCTCAACTTGTTTCAGTGCTTTTTCCGTGGCTTCTTCGGCTGCTTGCTCTGCAATCTGCCTTTCATGAGCCATACGGTCCGATTCAGCCAACGCTGCAGCGTCTGCCTTGTCTCGATCAAGCTTTTCATTCATTAGAAGTGCTAGCTCGTGACATTTATCGACTTCAATTTTCAGGGCTTCGGCTGCAACTCTTTCCTCTTCCTCTTTCTTGATCCTCGCCTGGTCTGCTTCCCAGTCGGTGAGGGGTTTGCGGGTTAAGTCTCGAAGAGCATCCATTTCTCTTGAAAATTCACGAAGCTCATCTTCTATTATTTTAGGAGTAGCTTTGATTACCTTGAGATATTCGCGACCTGGCTTTGTTACTGCAGTCTTTGATGAAGACACTGCACTTGCTAAGCTCTTGATGCGAGCTCTACCTTTTGTGGTTGTCAGGTCTGGAACTTCGCTGGCCTTTTCGCGAGCGTCATCGATAAATACCTGTAATCCACCTTTGCAATAAAGGGTAGGGTAGTTTTCTTTTTTGATATCAGGGAGCGGGGCTATTACTTGCTTTTCTTCTGCTGTGCTTGGCATTGTGATGTACCTTTTGATTGTTGTTACCGACAAAGCCCCCAATCAAGGAGGCTTTTGAGCGAGGTGGAGCTAGGTGTTACTGGGCTGCAGCTGGTTCAAGTGGTGCACTGGCAAGATATAAAGAAACCTCTTCCGGATCAAAGCACTTGTTGACAGTAAGCATTGTTTGCATTGGAAGGCTTTCGCTTGTAGTCGAGGCGCAAACGGTATTAAGAGTTCCAAAGCTATTGGCTTCTTTTTTGATGAAATCCAAAGCCTTCTCGGAAGACATGCCGATTTCAATGTGGCGTGATGTTTCGTTGGTGCGCTCAATGACAAGCTCTTTCTTGGGTTGTGGTTTTGCTACTGGCATTTTTGTTCCTTTATCGTTTGGTTGCATTGATACTGCTGCGATTGAAATCAATGATAAAATCAGCATTATTGCTGCGTTGGTATTTCTCATTGTTTGGGTTTGCATTGGTGTTACGTCCGTTTAACTGTTCTAGCTCGCCTCTAAAAGGGTATGTCGTCCTCGAATTCAGAGCTTGCTGGTGATGGCGCGCCTTGCTGCTGAGGTGCTTGGCTATATTGCGGTTGCTGTGATTGTTGTGGTCTTTGCTGTTGACTGGCCTGCTGCTGAGGTGCTTGTGCGTAACCTTGGCTTGGAGCTTGTGATTGCTGATGACCTCCGCTCTGCTGCCCGCCATTGCCCTCGCTGCGTGTATCAAGCATCTGCATTTCACTAGCAACAATCTCGGTGGTGTATCGATCATTACCACTTTGATCTTGCCACTTGTTAGTTCTCAATGATCCTTCAACGTAAATCTTTGAGCCTTTGCGAAGGTACTCGCCAGCAATCTCAGCTAGACGATTGAAGAAAACTACGCGGTGCCACTCGGTTCGCTCTTGGTTCTGGCCTGATTGCTTGTCCTGCCACGTCTCGCTTGTTGCAATGCTAACGTTGGTTACTGCATTACCATTGGGCATGTAACGTGTTTCTGGATCCTGCCCTAGATTACCGAGGACAATAACTTTGTTAATACCTTTCCTAGCCATGATTTGTTCCATAATTATTAAAAAGAAGCGGGGTTCTACGCCCGCTATAGGTCACAACGAGTCGGCACGTTGTTAGGCTGCTTCTGAATTCTGATCTTGTGCTACCGCTTCGCCCTCGATGGGCTCAAAGCCAGCAAGAAGGGTTTTGTACTTTCCTTCGAGGTGACCTTTGTACTCAACTAAGTTGTTGTCCTTGGTCCAAGTCCATGCAATACCGAACTCAACTTTTAGCTCTTCTTTGGTTTTTGCCTCAGTCATGCACTTGGCGTGATGCATTAGCTTATCTTCGTCGTTTTCATGTACTACCTCCGATTGCATGAGATCGCCAAGAGGGGAGCTACTTACAGTTGCTTCGCTGGTGATGTCTTTTTCGCTAGGAGGGGAGTCTCGCAATTCATCTTCGGTATAAACCCCCATCATGATTTCAGGGCAGTGAAGACGAGCCCATCGCTTTACCGCAAGGTATGCAAGCTGCTGCTTGGGGTCTGAAGCCCATAATGTTGAGTTACGTGTTTGTGCTTGCGTTAGGTATAGGTCCAGCTGCGTGGGCTCCGAATCTCCTTTGAAGGTAGCGTAAACAGATACCCCCAAACCTTCTTCGTCAACAGGTTTCCAATCTGGAACTTTGTATTGCTTTTTTGTTGTCTGATTTGTTTTGGTGGCGAACTTACCAATAACTTTGTGCCAGTCTCCAAACCAGTTGTACTTGATGCGACTGGTAATAGGTGCGTTAGTGGTGATCACCGCATTAACTAGCTGTGCCTCATAGCCGAGCGTGCCGCTAACAACGTGAGTCTTTTGTCCTACAAGGTATGGGTTCATTCCCCACATAGAAGCTTGCATTACAAGAGCCAGACAGTCGCCAGGGTTGCGGTGAAAGTGAACGGGTAGCATAGCCTTGCTTGTGGACATGTATTCAGCAACTTTTATGTACTGAGTAAGCGTCTCGTTGTTTTGCAGCATGCTTTCATTGGTTACTGTTAATTCCGAGCTCATTAGCATTCACCTTCTTCAAGAGCGGTTAATTTTTTAATATTCCAGGGAGCCAAGCCCATTGCTATGGATCCAACTTGATAGCCAGGCCAGTAATCCATATCGATTGATTCAGATAAGTCAGCAAGCCCCTTTTCAACGGTTAGTTGAGCAAGACGTTGAGCCATTTGGTCAAACGTGCAGGGACCAATGGTGCAGTAAGGCTGCTCTGTTTCAGTGACTACGAATGCGAACTCTCTTTTGCCAGTGACGTATCGATAAAGGATGTCTTGTATGTGATATCCAAGGTCCACAGCTTTCTTTGTAAAATGTTCCGGCTCCGCTGATGCTGCAGTTTTTAGGTCAATGGCAAGATCAGGAAAGTCGTAATCAACACGCGCCTTCAATACGATGTTCGTGTAAATCTCGTGGCGCTTCCAGTAGGAAACTTCAGGAGTGCCGCCAGTGAAGAATTTGGAGTGAGACGCCATAACGGCTTTCGCCATATTCTTTGCGTCATCCATATTTTCAGCTTTAAGAATTGTTTTATCTGAATTCTCTTCCTTGTACTTTTTCCATGCGTTGCTATTGCGAGACTTTATTTCTTCTGGCTGAGTCACAAACTCACCATCGAATAACTCAGGTGTTAGCACTAGGCAGTGAACGGTTTTACCAAGGTCAAAACAATCTTTTTGCTCGAATGGCTTGCCGTATTTGAACTTAGCTGGATTGGCTATGTACTTCTTTAGTGAAGTTGACCCAAAGCCATGAGACTTGTGATACATCTCTTCATTAAAACCTTCAATGCGAAGCGTTTCACCGGGCCGCAGTGCCGCGATTTTTGTATTTATTTGTTCAAGATCCATTATGCTCTCACGATAGGTAGTGGAAATTTAATTTTTTTGCCGTAGGCTTTGTGCATGTTTGCCAAATCTAATCGGCGGTAGAAGTTCTGCTTTCGTTGTCGATTTGAGTTGATGCGGTCGTTACCCTCAACAGGCTGATTGAATATTTGTGCCATTGATTGCCTCTGCTTCAGTTGCGTTAAATCGTTGTAGTTGGTATGCGAAGTAGTCTGAAATGCTTTCGCCTGTAGCGCTTTGTTCTTCGATAATTTCAGATATCTGTGGCTTGTGCTCTTCGCGCAATAGGTGTGCAACCTGCTGAGCATAAGCTCGCGCATTCTTTGGAATGTGTAACGGCAACAATGAGAGGCTGAAAAGCTTTTCATCATGAGCTAGCGTTTCATCAATTCCACTACCGTTCTCTACAGCCAATTGCTCGCGGTACATGGATACCATTACATCTTGCTGCAGTGTCGCTGAGTTGCCCCATGACTTGATTGCATTTTCCAGAATGTAGGTGCGTAGGTTGTTCATTTATTTTATCTTTCCCTTTGTTGCTGTAGCAAGATATTGCTATATATTACATGCGCTGCAAGATAATGCAATAGCAATATATTGCTATTTAAAATTTATATTTCAGAATGCAGCTACTCGCATTAGGCTGATGATTTCTGTATCGTCTCAACCTCTTTTTTCTAGGAAGGTAAAAAATGAAAAGATTTACTTTAGTATGGGCTCTAATTATGAGCTTGAGTGTGGGGGAGTCTGTTGCTACGGATTTCGATAGTTTTGATTTTTTAGAAACGAATGTGTCTTCGGTTGCTAAAATGAGCCAGCCAATTAAGAAAGCACCTGGTGCTGTAACAGTTATTACAGAAAAGCAAATCAAGCAGCTAGGTATTAAGTCTATAGCGGAGGCCATGAGATTGGTTCCAGGCTTCCATGTGGATTTTTCTAGCCCATTTACCTATGTAAATAGAGGGGCGAACTTCCCAACGGCTCGACGCCTACAAGTATTGATTGACGGAGTTAGCGAGGTTAATCCACTGGTAGGTGTAATTAACTGGGAGAACTTCCCGGTAGCTTTGGAGCGTATAGAGTCGATAGAAGTTGTTAGGTCACAATCCTCCGCAGCTCATGGAGCAAATGCTTTTTTCGGGACGATAAATATTGTTACAAAACACCCTGATGATATAAAAGGTGCTGAGTTACGAGTCGCGGGATCAAAAAAGGAGCGCACAGTTTATGGAGGCGGGGGCTTTGTAGCAGGGAATACCACCATAGCCATGGACTACAAGCATCATAATGCAAACAGATTCGATGAGTTTGCCGATGGGCGTCCTAATAGGCACGATGACATGAGAGTAAAAAAAATCAATGTCACGACTCATACTAAAATTGACTCCGACCAGTCGATAATATTAAAGCTTGGGGCTGTTAGGTCAGATATGGAGCACCAACTATCTCAAACTGAGCCATTCGGGACTGAGCTGCCCATTGTAGAGCTTGATTCAAATGTTGCATCGTTGCGTTTTTTGAAGAGCACAAAGAATCACGAGTTTGAGGCAAAAGTCTATTTCTATGAAAAAGACTGGCAGCACGAGTGGGACTTCTGCGCGCCTAAGTTGTTTTATGTTCCAGGGTTGGGTGATCTCTATCGAGATAATAGTGCGCTTGTATTGGCAGCGTTAGGAGGCGCCGCTTTGCCTTCGGCGACAACAGACGAAATGATACGATTGGGAGGGATTTTTACAGAAATAGCGGGGGACCCTACGTCCGGAGATACTGTGTGTGGAGAAATTAACGTTGATTATCGTTACAAAACGTATGCCGGGTCTATAAGTGATGTGTGGAGTATAACCGAAAAATTAAGGGCGTCGTCTAGCTTTCAATTGGATTACCGATGGATGGAAAGCGAAACGTATAACGATGGCGTTACTTCAATTCAAAAATCAAAATTCTTTACTAATGTCGAGTACTTGCCCTTTGACAACCTAACGTTGAATGTGGGCTTTATGGCTGAATCGCTAGGTTATGACCTAGGAAACCCCGAGATCTCCCCTAGAATTGGCGCTAATCTTCATATAAATGATAGCAATACGCTAAAGCTTGTCTATTCAATGGGCAGCCGTTTAATTGATGGGATCGAGATAATCGAGAGCAACCAAGTTCCCGTTCATTTCAATTTTGAAGTTTATGGTTCAACAAGACAATCACCATTTTTGGGATATTTTCCACTTTATAACAACAAAGACCACGTAGAAAGAATCGAGTCTACAGAGGTTATCCATTACGTAAAGGCGGGTGATTGGATGCTTGAAACGCGGGTCTTTCTTGAAGAATTAGACAACATCCTTAACTATCAAGATCAGTCAGGTTCGAGTATTACGGCGCTGGATAGAAAAGGTGGAGAGTTTACGGTGCGTTATAAAGTATCTGATATTGATGTGCGCTTTGCGGGCCATTATTTAGATAGCGATTCGAAAGACAAAATATTTTTCGATGATTATCATGCCTATGGTGGCAGTGCTTACGTAGCGAAAACGTGGGGCGATATAACCGGTAGCCTGTCATATTACGGTACTAGCGCTATAGATTATTCTTCATATGACCGCACGGACGCTCGAATTGCAAAGGTGTTCACACTAGAAACGGCACAAGTTGAGTTGTCTGGGATGCTTTCTAGGCATAGAGAAGTGTATGTTAGGGCTCTTGATTATGGCGGTTTGATTGATGGAGGAAAGCGAGATAGCGTGAATGAAGTAACTCTAGAGGTTCGATTCACTCTTTGATTAAAGTGTTGAGGGCTGCTTAATGCAGCCCTTTCTTTATTATGCCTTGCTCAACGAGCTTGCGGTTATTAGGTATGTCGTGAGCTGGTACGATGTGTATATTCGGGAATTCATTTTTTATACGAATTAGTGATTTGATTTGTGAATTTACGGCTTCGCTGTCTTCTCCAAGGATTATATGACTTGAAATTCTTGGTTTTCCTACTTCAAGCGTAATATTTGCCATTGAATACGCAATATCTCCAACTAGTAATATTTCAGTTCCGTTTTTTAACTTGATATACATTCCCTGGTTACCTGGGGTATGCCCTGGCACATTGAATAAAACCACACCAGGGGATATTTTATAAAGCCCCTTGTTGTCTATCACGTTCACTTTATCAAGCTGAGAAAGGCTAATAAACCCGTCTTTCATTGATGCCATCATATCGCTATTTCTTTGTGCTTTCGATACATAAATAACATGCTTTATCTTGTCGAAAAGTTCAGTGTTAAATGCTCCGGCAAAGTGGTCCCAGTGCTCGTGAGTGAAATAGATTTGATGAGCCTTTTCTAGTGATTTTTGCATTTTATTGTAGGCTTCTTCGTCGTAGTCATAAGCCCAAATCATAGTGTCGTGAAGCGCTTTGCTATGGACCGGATCAATGATTGAATAGCCAACATCATATACTAGTTGATAGGTGACAAATTCGAATAGAGTTTCGGTTGTATGCCCCTTTGCCAGGCGAAACCATGACGGGAATTCACCGCGTGCAATTGTTATACTGCGCAGCTCGTTTGGTAGCTCCTCCGGTGTGTCGTCCACCATTATTTGCATGCGCTTAATGATTGTAGGCGTTAAATAGGGTGACTCGGTAACGCTGTTTAAAGGGTCGCTATACCATAGGTAATAATAGGTTGATAGTGATACGGTGAACAGTATTGTGATGATTGCTAAAAGCTTACGGTTCAAAATTGTCTCCTGATAAGGTAACGATATTGGTATTAATGGCTCGAGAGGTGATGATAGGTGCTTGTTTATCTGCTGTCATTGTCTTTATGGGAATTGATATATTAATGGTTGTACCAACATTTTCGGTTGATTCTATATCTATTTCGCCACGAAGAAGCCCTACAAATTTCTTGACCATAGATAGTCCCATCCCTAATTTTGCCGCCTGAGAGTCGTCAAAAATATGTTTGTGTTCGTTTTCTCTGAACCCTGCGCCTGTATCATTGAGGCAGAAAGAGAGCCGGGTTCTCGTTGCTTTCCAGCTTAAGGCTATAGTTCCTGCTGTTGTGTTGTCAAAAGAATTGTCGAGTACACATGAAAGCACCTTGTAGAGCTTTTCCTCGTCTGTGATTGCTAGTAAGTCGCCAAGGCTGCTGTTTTCATCCGCCGAAACTTCAAATCTCAAGCGTGGAGTGTGCTTTTGGCTATAGATCGCATCAATTTTATTAATCAATTCGTTGGGATAAAACGCATTTTCTTGGTATACGTGGTGGTCTTGTTCCAGCCCTTCAAAATCTATCAATTGATCTAATTGGGCGTTGATTGTTTTAGCCTCATTTTCAACGAGAGAAATCATGCCTTCAATTTCGGGGGGTATTTCATACTCCCTTAACTGGGGTTTTATGATATCGAGAAGCCCTGTTATAGTTTTAGTTCTGCTCTTTAAGTCCGTGGAAACGGAGTCCATAAGGCGTTTTTTCTGAGCTTGTAATAGCTCTTTGTCTGCGGTCTGCTTCGAGTGAATAGACCAAAGGCGGAAAAGCTCTTGTTCTATTTTATCGAATTCATGGATACCAATTCCATCAATGGGTTCGGGTTGAGCGCCGCTTGTTATACTAGTCAGTGTTTTCTCAGTTTTTCGAATAAACTGGGCTGTTTTTCGATTTAGCCAAACAATGGCAATCAAAACTAGAAGGATTGCTATTGCAAATATAGCAATATGTGAACCTATGGCGTTGTTGATTTTCTCTTGAGTGTAGTGGTTAGATAACGTTAAATTTATGCTTCCCAATATGACCTCTGAATCGTCGTCCAAATCAAATATGTTTGGCCTTCGATCTTTTAGCAAGAACTCTGGTTGTGGCGAGATTCCGTGATTTGTAGGTATAGTTTTGTCATATATTGATGCAACAACGTCCTGCTCTGAGTCTTTTATCTCAATATGGTAAATCAAATTGTTGTTTTCTATTACTTCTGTTGCCATTTGTCGGATTGTGGCGCGATGACCCGTAGCCAACGCGAACATAAAGGACCTTTCAAGACCACTAACCAATTGAACGGTCTGCCGCTCAAAATCAGCGTATGCAGCCTCTGAAAATTGGCGGTATGAGTAATATTGCGATGACGCCAATATCGTTGTTATCGATACAAATAACAATATAGATAGGGAGCGCAGAGTATTAATTTTGATCATCTTCGCCCCCTTTATTCTTAATTTCTAAGTTCATAAAGCTTGCGAGTCTGTTGTTTACCATTGTTTCGGTATTTGCAAAGTTGTGCTTTTTAACTGCGCTAATGTCTTTGTTTATTAGCGAGTTGGTAATATCGACCGTTTTTGAAATAATTGAATTATGATTGGCTACTACGGTAAGAACTGCCCCTTTGGTTTGTAAAGCAGGGTTTGAACTGATTGCTGCAACCTTGTTCCTAAAAAGGGATTCCAATACATATAGTATGTTTTTTCTATTAAATATCTCTCGGTTCTCTGTGATGTAGAGAGCATCAAGGGGTCCAGTGTTAAAAATGAACCTAAAAGTTTTAAATATATCGTCGGAAACAAGCTTTTGTTCGGTAAGCTTTATATCGGTGGCTCTAAGGCGCGTTAGGTAAGGTTCATTAGTGTCTGCAAAAATATAACCTATCCGACTGCTCGGGAACTTCTTTTCAATTTCTAAGGCTAACTCATTGGGGTTAGGGTCTGAATATACAGCGTATTTTTCGCTTTGATTTTTCTGTGTATTGAATGAGTTGTAGCTTACAAATGAGGCAACGTGCGGCTTGGTGCTGTTTTCAAGCTCGTTGAATGCTTTGTTGCCAAGAGTTATAACAACTTTATATGTGCTTTCATCGGGGGGAGATGTGACAATTTCACTGCTGTCTATTTGCTTTGATAGGTTTTCTGCAATTTGCAATGCAGATGAGTTGTCTTGGGTAAAGATTACAACGTCAGCTCCCCAAGAGGCTTGGGAAAAAAGAACAAACGAAAGGAAAAAAAGTACTAATTTCCGAGACATGCCCATGTGTTTCGCATGTTATAAGGTGCCTAGTTTTGCTAATTGCAATAGTGCCTTCATGGCTTCTTTCATTTCCGGGGACTCAATGGCAAATTTCTTTTCGATATGTATTTTAATTATTTCCGAAAAAGCGGCTTCAAGCTGTCTTTTGTTTAGTTCAGAGAATGCATCGATACCAATATCATTACCCGCTTTTGATATCGCTATATAAATTTTACCTTCAGTTGCTGCGTCTATTTGCTTCTTTTCAATTGTGTTGTCATTTGGCATTGGCAAACTGTCACCATTGAGCAAGTACGATTCAATATCATATTTTGAAACAGTACTCCCTTTTTTTCGGTGAGCTTCCTTGTATATGCTGTCGAGAAGTAGGGCAAAGCTATCTGGCTTTGGGGGTTTGTCATTCTCTAAGCTTTTCCGGATACCTGGTGACGTAAGCCCAGACCACGTGGCGAGTATGGGCATTCTGCCGCGCTCCTTTAGCCCGAGTTTATCTAGAAGGGCATGGAGGCGCCCAGTGAACCCGGCTGTACAGATTACAGTTGAGAGTTTAACAGCGCTCATTGTAACGGGTCCCTAAGTAAACTTGGCATTGGCGTTCGGAATTTGTGAGGTCTTACAGAATAATAACGAATTATGCACCAAATAGAAACATTTTAGGAAATTATTAGAATTTATTTAGAAACCAAATAGAAACTAAATAGAAACTAATAGTTGATTTCACTAAATTGTCTGGCTATATTCGGATCCAGGGGGCAGTGACAACAACAGAACATAAGGAATTTTGAGTGGATTTTAATGAAGATGCTTACAAAGAAGTAGAAAGAGCTATTGCGCTATCAGAGGTAATGCAATTATTAGATCCAGCTGAAATGTCAAAGTTCATGCTGAGCGGTTATGGGGAGGCTATTGAGGCAACGCTGCGCTCAGCGCTTAACAATATGTTAAACGGTGGCCTTGGCAACTCTTAGCATCATTTTTTGTTTTTTGGGTGAGCACTTGTGAAAAAGAGCAATAAACTCTTCTAAATCATCATTCTTGGCTGGTGCTTTAGAAGGCACCTCCCCTTTGGGCCGACTGGAAGCCTTTGTTTTTTCGAGCGGGTGACTCACTAGTTTAGATAATATGCCCTCACGCTGTTCGGTAGGTGCTTTTATAAAGTTGCTTACAAGAGTATCGAGCTCGTCACTTTCCAAAAAGTCCGGGTGCAAGTTTGGGATCAGCAATTGCCAGACAGGCATATCAAAATAATGAGCAACACTTTCTATGTTACTTAGAGCAGGATTCGGCCTGTCTTCAAGGTTGCACCGTCTCATGTTGTTTAAGGTTCTTTGAGATGTGCCAATTTTTCTGGCGATCTGACCCTCGGTAGCCACCGGGCCGCCGCGCGTTGATTTTGAAATCAAAAAATCCAGATGCGTCGCGAGCGTTTCTTTTGCCGACTTCTTTCTTCTTTTACGGGCCATTTCTAATTCGCTTTCATCTATGTGGTCGTTCATTTTTAATGCCCCATTATAATATGCTGCTATAGCAATATGTTGCTTAATATATAATCTAATTATAGCAAAATATTGCTAATTTATAAACTTGCTGATAGCAACATCTTGCGATAGCAATATAATGCTATATACTGGCAAAATGAATCTATTAAACGAAACAAATCGCCTTCTAAGTAAATACAAATACTCCGACTGCAAGCGCATATCGATCGCAAGCGATGTCAATTTTCATTGGCTTGCAACTTTCCGCAAAGGGGGCATAGCCGAACCCGGAGTGCAAAAAGTTCAAAAGCTTCATGACGCTCTTTTGTTAATGGAACCTAAGCCAAGCCCCGCCAACGATTCAAGAATACCTCTCTCCACAGAAAGCGCACCACTTAACGTAAGGGAAGGAAAATGAACGCACTAATAAAAGAGCTAATTGCTTGTGGTGATTATGCTGCAGCGCATGAAAAAGCTGTCGAGGAGTACCGAAAAATCAAGCACGCAACTATTGCTGGTTGGTTTGAAGAGCATGGCTTGCCAGCGAGAAGCATCAACCATGAGATTGCACGAATCTCCTCGTGCCTGAATCCCAATAAGAAAGAATATTTCAAACCTATCGAATGGCAGATCATTCAAAAGGAATCAGGCAATTACACGCTGTATGAGGCTGAGTCTCAATTCTATGGCTTTGCTCGCCCTGCAGAGCTAGAGGCGCGCGAACAGCAGGAAGCTCTATTGAAAAGAAAGGAAGCGCTTGAGGCTGAACTGAACATGACTAATGCAATGTTGGGCGGGAAAATTCAACCTACGCAATCCTTGCACCTTTATTCAACCAAAAACAAACACGCATAAAAAAGCCCGCGAACTTTATCAGAGAGAGCGGGCTTTTTCATTTGTACATCACGGGGATTATATTAATGGCAAGATCGAGAAATATCAAGCATACATTTTTTAAAGATGATGAGTTGGCTGAATTACCTTTCGAGAATCGTCTTTATTTTATCGGGCTTTGGACGCAGGCAGATTGTAAAGGGCGTATCGAGTACCGACCAAAACGGATAAAGGCAGAGATATTCCCGTATGACGACGGAATTAATATTGATGAGCTTACAGTTAATCTGTCCAAGTACCGATTTATTCGGATTTATTCGGTACAAGGACGACGTTACATTGAAATAGCTAATTTCCTCAAACATCAGAACCCACACAAGAATGAGAGAGATAAAGGTTCGGCTATCCCACCTCCAGAAGAGGGTGTTGCTGTAGACCTTACAAATAAAGGGCTGCAGAAAAGTACCGAATCAATCGGTACCGGAACCGATTTAATCGGTAGTGCTCCTGCTGATTCCTGTTTCCTGAATCCTGAATCCTGTTCCCTGAATCCTGATTCGTCGGGACAAACTCAAGAACAAAATAAATCGGTCGAGAGTTTTCAAAGCGAAGCGCCGTCAGTGGAGCCGCCAGAAATTCAACTAGATATTCTCACAGGGGATCCTGAAGTACTTTCTGAAACTCAGCTGACCGACTTAGCTTGCATCAAAGTTATTGACCACCTCAACGAAAAAGCTGGTAAGAATTTCACATACGCTGACTCGCACAAAGAACACATCAAGGCCAGGCTCAATGAAGGCCACACCTTGGAGAAGGTCCTTCAAGTAATTGACCTCAAGGTTGATGATTGGCTGAATGACAAGGAGTACAACAGGTTCCTGCAACCGGGAACCCTGTTTAACGGCAAGAAATTTAATAACTACGTTGGCCAAGTAGGTTGTAAGCCAGCACCGAAGAAAACTGAATTCCCTGTTCACAATCAAGCGAAGTCTGCTAGAGCGGGGTTTGCTAATGCTTAAGCCCGTCAAGGTCATCGATGCTTATTGCGAAAAGCACGACAAAAAATACAAAGCGAATGTTTATCACGTTTTTAATCACGAGAGCGTGCAGCCTTGCCCTCGTTGCCATATCGAGAATACCCGAGCAATGGCCGTTGCATCACAAGTGGAACAGGCTCGCATCGTAATTAGCGCCAGAGAAAAAAGGGAACGCGACGAATGGCAAGCCAAGCAGCTTAAGACCAGCATCCCTGAGTTATATCAAACGCGTTTCTTTTCCAACTATCGGGTTGAATCCAAGGCTCAGCAGTCAGCTCTTGATATTTGCAGAGAGTTTGCTGATAACTTTTCTGCTTACAGGCGATCTGGCGGGACTTTGGTTCTTGCTGGTACCCCTGGCACAGGCAAAACGCACCTCTCGTGCTCCATAGCCAATCAAATAATTCAGCAAGACTATACCGCAGTGTTTATTACCGTTGTCGAGATGGTTAGAAAAATACATAGCACTTACGGAACTAGCGAAGGTGAGCAAGAAGTTATTGATAGGTTTTCTAATGTTGACTTTTTAATCCTTGATGAGGTTGGCAAACAATCTGGATCCCTTTCTGAGCAAAACCTCGTTTCAGAAGTGATTGCCAATCGCGTAAACCATCATCGCCCGAATGTTCTATTGTCGAATTTAGAGCTTGAAAAAATGAAGGAGACTCTTGGAGAGCGAGCCTGGGACAGGTTGACGGAAGGCAGATCAACACTTGTTGATTTTAATTGGGAGTCATACCGAAGCCGAGTTAGTGGCGATAAGAAACTACAGCAGAGGCCAGCATGAATACTAAAAAACCAACACTCTTTAGCTCCAGTGAGCAGCATCGCCGCGAATGCGAAGTGCGTTACTACATGAAAAAAATGGGATCCAACGCAATCGTTGCATGGGCATTAAAAAAGGGTGATGCCTACTGCAGCACTCTTGCAAGTGAATTACTGAAAATTACCAACCTGACAGAACTGGAACGTCGCGTCAGAGCATTAAAAAGCACGGATCATCGGCTGAAATTCAATTCTTGGTTAGAGGTGGCGAAAGTTGAGCAAGCAAGGCAGAGAGAAGATAAGCGACTTCGTGGTGGACATGGCATTGCAAATCTACCTGCAGCGCGGGGTTCGTTGGCGTGATGTTGTTGAAGCGTTGGAAGAGCGTGGGTTTATATATTCGCGTAGAGGTCTGGTTAATGCGATTAATGAGCGCGGCTTGCTTCATGTTCCTGACGGTCATGATCGTTGCGGCCATTGCAAATCTGTTTTTCCTGTTGAGTGCGAAAGCAGCAAGAAGCGTGGCGCTTTTTGCTTATGTCCAGAATGCAAAGCAGAGGGCCAGGTACTCCCGCAGCATTCAAAGAAGTCACTCGCACAAGGTCAACGCGGACCAAAACCAAAGTGGTCAAGACATGGGAGCTTTTACGCATGAATAAAGTTCACTTATCTCAATGGTGGGATTTAACTGACGAAGAGAAGCAAGACATCGTTAGCGATGTAGTGCGACCTCACGAAGGGGTTTGGTATGCAGGGTTTTCATCCATGCTCAAAGCAAACCTGCATTTGTTGGATAACTACCTCAAGAAAACTGAAGAAGAGCGCTTGAGTGGTGTCGCTTGTGTTGGGTCCAAGTACATCGTTGAAGAAATGCGACGTGAAGGGCTCAAAGATACTCGCGACAAGCGATTGTTCAATATCAACAACAACTACACAGCCGATATGGCACGCCTTGCAATGCTGTTATTTCCGGTGGAGCTCAAGGGATTCTTTAGGGTGCGGACGTTGAAGAGAGGGTTTCGAGCGTGAAAGAAACAGACAAGATTGAATTGCCCGATAAAAAATTCGCGTACCCGGTAGAGCTTGTTGATGACGAAATCAAAAGCCTGGAAGGAAGGATCGGGGAGTTGGAAGACTTTGAGGATGAAGCTATGGAACTCCGGTTTGAATTGGAATGCATGGAGGATCATAAAGGCCAATCTGATAAAAAGACAGGGATTCTCAAAGCTGCACTGGAGGTACTTCGCCAAGCACCAAAAGATCAAGAGGTTAGCTATAACGGGTTAATTACAGATGTTAGTGGTTTTATCTCCGAGATTGAATGGGAGACAAAGGAATGATTGAACAAAACCCCTTAGACATCATTGGCCAACTCTTTCTCGTTGAGCTCATGAATCCCAACCCTCGAATGACACCACTTAAAACCGGTGATCGTTGCACTGTTAGCTTTGAAGTTGATAAAGAAACTCTTGATTACTTCTATGATGCTGGCGCTGATGGTAGAGCAGGAATGATTCTTGAGGCTGTCATGAAGGTTACTGCAAGGCAGGGGGCTGTTGGTGAAGTCGTTCAAGAGCCTGAACCAGTAAAGGTAAAACCTAAAGGTGGCGCTTTATGCAGATTGGCCGGCCAATGGTGCAATGACGAGAATTTTATTGATTGGGTGTCCTATCATCAGCTTGGCTATCGCTCACACGAGACTGCGGGCGCAGAGGATGTAACTAGACACGTTCGAAATACATGCAATATCGAATCAAGGTCAGAGCTTGATCACAACAAGGATGCAGCCAAACGGTTTGATACTTATTTCAGGAAACCGTACATGGCTTACATGGAGGGAAAATGATTAGTAATTATCAAAGAGGTAGCGCAGATGGGCGCGACGGATTGCCATTTAATCCGCCTACCGACGCTGCAGGATTTAAAGAATATGAAGGTTGGTTTCTAGATGCAACCGACAATTGGATGCCAGACATGCCGGATATCAACTTCCCTGATGGTGAAACATTTTACTACGAAAGCTTGAAGGCAATCGAAATGGGGGAGGCGTAAACGTGGCAATTGTTATCAATCGTAAGCCAGCCACCAAAAAGCCTCGCAAAAAACGAGATGACAAAGAAGGTCGCGAGCAAACGTACATCATTGAATGGGCGTGTGATGCGTATTTCAAGCTTGATGGCGAGCTCCTGTGTGTATTCGAGTATTTATTTCATATTCCTAATGGCGGTAAGCGTAACGTGGCAGAGGCTGTGAAGCTTAAAGCGCAAGGTGTAAAGGCAGGAGTTCATGACCTGTTTTTACCCGTGCCAATGCACGGATTGCCGGGTAAGTGGGTAGAGCTAAAGGTTGATAACAACAAAGCATCCGAAGCCCAAATTGAGTGGGGCGACAAAATGCAAAAGATGGGATACGCAGTTTCATTCTGCTGGGGCTGGAAAGCTGCCGTGGAAGCGATAACGGCATATCTCGGTGGGGTTTATACAAAGACTGGCAGAAAGCTGGTCATTTCTTAAAACGTAAATGAAGGTAAATGTTATGAAAAGTATTGAAGGGACAGTTAAGGCTGAGATGCCTAAGTACAAGTGCCATAAAGAGGTGTGGGCACTGGAAATATCAAAGATAGAAGGCACCACGCTTCACTTTGTTGATGAGTTGTTCGCACCTATTGATGTTGATGCGGGGTTTATCGATAGACATGCGTTAAATCAGCCTGGCTATTTGGTTGTTTATCAAGACGGGTATCGCTCATTCTCCCCTAAAGCTGTATTCGAAAGTGGCTACAGCTCAATAGATGAAGAGCTGCCAAGTGTATATTTTGCAATTCATGATACCGCAGTCAAGTACTGTCGGTTAGCAGTAGGGTCGCTGTACGAGGGTATGCATCATTTCAGCATGCTCAAAAAAATGAAGACATACAAAACCAAAAGCACAGCAATTAAAGATGGCTTTAGTTATAAGAAAGCCATTGATCATGTGATTAACGGAGGTACTGCAAAGCTTCCGGATTGGGATTGTGAAGTTACTTTTAATGATATCGAAGGTTTTGTTGTAAGGACGGAAGGTTCTAGCGAGTCGATGATTTTCATCCCTTCGGCAGACGCTATCAAATCAAACAATTGGATGCTGGATAAAATTGAGCAGTAAGTTAATTGGCTCAAGGGTAAAGGTAACGTTCAAGAATGGATACTCATGTGTAGACAAGATTGAACGTTCCAACTTTATCTTCATAAGATTTGAGCATAACGGGCGAGTCAATCAGTTTGATATCGCAAAAATAGAAGAGTGGAACGGAGTTTTAACGTTTTGAGAATAACAACAGATATGGTCGAGGATATGCAGGGGGCGATTCAGGACAAGGTTGCAGAGGTACTGCATGAGCAACTGAAAAAGATGGAGGGTAAAGACGTACCACCAAGTGACGTGTTTAAAAACTGCCTTGTGAATAGCAAGAGCAAATGGGGCCCGCTGCCAGCAACAACTTATATATGGAGAAATCAGGCTGTCATTTCTCTTTTGGATCCAGTGGTACAAAAAAACGGTAAAACAATCTTAAGTATTGTCAAGCACCTTGAAAATAACAAAGTCAAAGTGGTTGCTTTCTCATTCGCTCAAGATACACAAATCATTCACTAGGAGTTTTATTATGTTCTTCAAGAATCTACGAATATACAAATTTACAAAGCCTTTTTTACTCTCTCCGGAAGAGCTCGAAGAGAAACTTGCAGAGCACGCATTTCAAGGGTGCGGTAAACATGATCAATCTAAATATGGTTGGGTTGAACCTTTGGGGCGTCATGGTCAAATGCTTACTCATGTAACTGGCGAGCACATTATGATTTGTGGCATGAAGGAGGAAAAGATACTTCCGGCCTCAGTTGTGAATGATGCAGTGCAGGAAAAGGTGGAGGAAATTGAAGCCAAACAAGGCCGGAAGATATTCCGTAAAGAGAAATTGCAGCTTAAGGATGAAGTTACACTTACCTTATTACCAAAGGCATTCTCTCGGACTAGTAAAACCTTTGCGTATTTCTCACCAAAAGAGAATTTATTGGTTGTTAATGCATCAAGTGCAAACAAGGCTGAGGAACTGCTTGCTTACCTTCGCAGCAGCATTGAGTCGTTGCCGGTCATTCCACCTAATACCAAGCTAATCTCTAGTGATGTGATGACCCTATGGCTGCAGAACCAAGCTGCGGCAGAGCATTTTGATATCAATCAACAGTGCGAGCTCTACGACCCTGCAGCAGATAGCAATGTGATTCGCTGCAAAGGTCAGGACTTGTATTCCGATGAAGTGGCGGGACATTTAGCCGCGGGGAAGCAGGTTAAGAACCTTGGTGTTTTATGGAAGGATTCACTTAGTTGTGTGATCGGTGACGATTTGACGGTTAAAAGCATTAAGTTCACTGACATGTTTATGGAAAAGGCAGGTGAGCGCGACGCTGAAAGCGCTGCAGAGCAATTTGATCAAGACTTTGCTGTTATGTCATTAGAGTTATCACGATTCATTAAGCACTTATTTGGCGCGTTCGGTGGGCTGCAGGAGAAGGTGGTATGAGCAATGGTGAGGCCATAGCTTTAGCGTGGTTTATTCTTTCCGCTATCTCTTCGCTTACCATAATGGTTCTTAGTCACAAGCTACAAGCAGCAAGAAAAGCAGTAAGAGTGGCCAACGAACAAGTTTTTCGTGTAGGGCAAATAGTGCTTGCTTGTGACATGGGGGAGAAGCTCAACCTCGTTCATTTTCGCCGAGTAATGGAACTGGAGGCGCGATATAAGGGGATGTTTCTTTGTATTCAGGAGCTAAGGGCCGCGACCAATCAAAAGGATGAGGAGATCAAAGAGTATAAAGATCGCCTGGACCTTATTTGTAATGCGAGACGGATTGGGAAGCCTCGCATTATTGGCTTTGATAGGTCAAGAGTTGAAGAGTGACTGAAACCGAGCGTATCAAAGTAGAAAACCAACAACGCCTAAAAGATGCAACCAGCATTCTTGAGGGCGTTTTGATTTGTGGCGATTACGGTGTGTCGCAAAGTGACTTGGCAGGGCTACTGAATGAATTGGACCGAGTTAGAAAGGTTTCTCGTGATTCGTACAGTGTTGAATATGATGAAGAGGGTTGAACGATGACGTTTACGATTGATGATTTGGTAAAAATAAGCCAGGAGATGAATGAGCGGAAAGAGCAGACTGATAGAGATTTCTTTGCGTGCTTTGAGAAAGCTGATTTTGACAGAGGAGACAAGATTGTTTTAAGTCAGGCCATTGCTGACGGAATCAAACTGCTAAATTACGATAAAGACAGGGTTTCTGTAAGTCGTTTTTTAGAGCCTGGTAGTTACATTGTGTTAGCTGGTGAGACAAAGAAACCTAGACTCGACTTTGACGGTGAGTTTTTCCAAGTGCTAAAAGACCCAAAGCCACTATTCAGGATTGATTGTAGTTAAGTGTAAATCTACTGTGATGAAGAGGGTTAGGCAATGGTAATGAATGTTAAAACTGAATCCACTCAAATGATGTCACCAGAGCAATTGGCAATCGCGTTAGCAAATGCGGAACCAAAAGAATTTGCTGCTTTTTGGCTTGAGTTTAGTGATGTATGTACTGATGAGAAGCTTGATGAGTTTGCGCAGCACATGGCACCAAAACAAGGGAGCAATCGAAAGGAAGCGGTCAAAAGGTTGTGTAAGTTGATTGGGTATTATGAAGAGGTTGCTGAAAGAGAGAAGAAGGGTGGTAGTAGGTGAACTCTGATGTTCGTGTGGTTGTTGAATGTGAAATAAAGTGGGATTGGATGCTGGATATGAAGCCTCCAGTCCCTTTTGCTGTTCAGATGCGGCAGAAGTTAAATGCTGAAGGGTTTAAGTTTGAAGGTGATGGGAAGTGCAGCTCTATCATCAATGAAAACCCAAAGCCTCTTGGTAAATTTATTATGTGGGAGAATTACGAGACGGGTTCGACGCATTACAGGCAGGAGATGATCAGTTAATGATTGTTAATGTATCGAATAATATATCCAGTGTTAAGCAGAGGTGAGTGATGACGACAACGATAGATGTGGTGGCGGGTGCAGAGGTGCCGAGTACCAGTAAGCAAGGTGTTAATGGAGTGACGGGGTTAACAGTTGGGTATGGGGTTCGTGATGAGGTGGAAAGCGGCATCATGGACAGGTTTGAACGTGAATTAAGTAAATGCGTCGATAGGACAGGGAGCATTCCAAGCACCATGTATGTGGGGCGATATGAGCACCGACAACTACGGGATTGCGCCAGGGATTACTGGAGGTTCCCTGTGGGCGTATCGGATCTTGAGGTATTTTGTGGGATTAATATCATTCGTGTGATGATGGATAATCATTTGGTGGCTATGTGATGAGTAGGATAGGAAAAGCAGGCTATAAAGCCTGCTATGGAGTGTCTTCTAGGCATTTTTTAATAATGGACTCGAATATGTGTTGCACTGTAGCTTTTGCCCTTTCTAGCGTTGAATCGCTATCAATCCAGCCATTGTCCTCAAACTCAATATCAAAGCTGGGATCCTCTTTCCTGCCCTTCCAAGTGATATGGTACTGGCCAATAGGAGTGGTGCCAGTTACATGGTTGTAATTGCTATCTTCATTTGGATGAAGCTCTTCGCTCCATTCAACTCTTTTTATCTTCATGGCTGTAACCTCTTGGATGGTAATAATTCTAAATAGCGTAGCAATATAATACGTCACTTCTCTTGTCTATTTAACTGGCTTTTTTAATGCTCTCGTAAAACGGGAGCTAATTTGTGAAAAATCGAAAGAAAACAGACACGATTGTTATTCATTGCTCTGACTCCGGAGCGTTTCAAGATATCGGTGCAGAAGAGATACGCCACTGGCATACGATGGAGAATGGCTGGGAGGATATCGGCTATCACTTTGTTATTCGTCGTGATGGGTCGGTTGAATTAGGTCGAGAGATAGAAGCAATCGGGGCTCATGCCTACGGGTTGAATAGATATTCAATTGGTATCTGCATGGTCGGTGGTCGTGGCATTGATGGAAAGCCACAGGATAACTTCAGCGATAAGCAGTATTTGTCTTTAGCAATTCTCATTCGAGGGTTGAATTCTAAGTATCCAGGTATTCGTTCTGTAATTGGTCACGGTGATGTCCGTGGTTGTGACAAGACTTGTCCCAATTTTAGTGTGACCGAGTTTCTAGCCAAGGAAGGGATCAGCGTATGAGCTGGAGTGACTTTAGCATTAGTGATTTGTTCACTGGTGGAGCTGCAGACCTTGTTGGTGAGATTGGTGAAGCGCTCGATAAGAACATTACCAGTGATGAAGAGCGTCTTGAAATTGATCGGCTGGTGAAAGCTAAGTTTGTTGAGTTGAAGCAGGCGGTTCTGGAATTTCACACCGTTGAGCTAGAGCAGGTTAGTAAGCGGCATGAGAACGATATGAAGTCTGACTCATGGCTATCTAAGAATATCCGGCCATTGGCACTTGTTTGCAACACGTTGTTCGTAATGCTGTTTGCAATGGTTTCGTATTGCACTGCAGATAAGGGCGACATTGGTGTGCTGACAGTATGGGTTGGGTTATTTACTGCGTTGTTGCTTCTTCAATACGGATTTTATTACGGCTCTCGTGGCCTTGAAAAGGTTACAACAATCATCGGTGCAGCATTTGGCAATAAGGGAATCAAGTAATGCAGGAGCAGATTGACGCGCTTAAAAGGGATCATCATGCATTGGATAAGGCTTTAGCTATCTGTGTGTCGCGTGTTGATCGTAATGAGAATGAGGTTAAAGACCTTAGTAAAACAGTTCACGACACTCAGCGTGTCGTTGGCGAGATTAACGTGAAGCTAGAAAAGCAGGAAACGTTTACCAAGGAACAGTTCGCCACAATGAATGAGCAGCACAAGACAGTGCTTGCGACAGTTGAGGGTTTAGCGGGACACGTAACAGCCAACACAAAGAGTAATTTGAAGTTACATACCGTTTATAAAACGTTGTGCGTCATATCGGCGTGCTTTGTCACAGCAGTTGGTGTGGCTAGTAAGTTGGGATGGGTGTAATGGGGACGGTGACGAATATCAACGGAGATAATCATCTAGATGTTGACGATCTACTGGAGCAGCGCAAGGGGAATCATCAAGCAGTGATGATAGCGACTCTTGACGATGATGGCTTTACCCAAACATACATGAGTTCCGGATTCACCAATAAGGACGCTATTTACGCTTTGCGAAAGTTGGTAAGGGACGTAGAGGGTGATGTTTACGGCGAGGCTCGTGGAGATGAGTGAATTGAGCAAGGTTGATCAGCGTATTGAGGATGCCTTTGAGGATATCTCCCCTCAGCAAGCGATATTTGTTCGTGAGTATGTTGAGAATGGAGCCAATGGGCCTGCGGCTGCAGCAAAGGCTAAGTATTGCCCTAAGAAAAAGGGTAAAGAGCGTCAAAACGGTTTGAATGCAACAGCATCAAGGCTTCTCAATAAAAAGAAGATGCCGAGAATTGCAGAAGCAATTGCTGCGTTGCAGGCAAAGATGAATGACGTATGCGTGATTAATACTGAATGGTGGCTGCGAGAAACCAAAAAGACCTATGACAAGTGCTCTCAGGCTGAAGAAATCGAAATATTTGAAGATGGTGTAAAGAAAGGGAGCGGTGAATTCAAGTTTGATAGTGCTGGGGCTACTAAGTGCCTTGATATGATGGGTAAGCATTTGGGTGTGTATGCACCTGAAGAGAAGAAGCACAGCGTTGATGATACGTTGAAGACGATTCTCGACAACATGAGCGGCAGAACAACCGGGTTACCGAATGCCGGACGTTGATCTTGATATCAACGAAGAATTAACCATTGCCGAGATTCAAGAGAATCTTGGGAATTGGGAGTGGAGGATAAACAACCTTTACAGGATCAGCATTAAGCCACCTGAAAAGGATGAAGACGCAGAAGAAGATGATGAGCCTGCAGTACTTGAAATGACTTTCAAGATGAACTGGGCACAGGAAGCTTTGTTTCATGGTATGTGGAACCGGAATGTGATCTTAAAAGCCCGTCAGTTGGGTATGACCACATTCATCATGATCTTTATGCTGGATCAGATACTTTTCAATGACAACATTCATTGCGGCGTGATTACGCAGGGGCTTAATGAATCTTCGAGTTTGTTCAATGGCAAGATTCTTTATGCCTATGACAGATTGCCTGAATGGTTGAAGCGATTAAAGAAGCCAATCAAGCGTACTGGATCGCATCTTGAGTTTGAAAATGGTTCGTACATTACTGTCGGAACATCAATGCGTTCCGGAACACTTCATTACTTGCATATATCGGAGTTTGGAAAGATATGTGCAAAGTATCCTGAAAAGGCTGTTGAGATAGTTACCGGCTCATTCCCTGCAGTGCCGACCAATGGCGTGATATTTATTGAGTCTACTGCAGAAGGGCAAGCTGGTTATTTTTACGAGTACTCAACCAAGGCCCGCAATAAGCAGTTGGCTATGAAGAAGCTGACCAGGAAGGAATATAAGTTCTTCTTCTTTCCATGGTGGGAACAAGCCGAATATCGGTTGAATGATAGTGAAGTTGATGACACGCCAATACCGACACGCCTTGTTGAGTATTTCTATGAGTTAGAGGAAGAGATGGGGATTGAATTAACCCCAAATCAAAAGGCTTGGTACGTCGCAACTGAGGAAGAGCAGGGTTCGAAGATGAAACGAGAGTTTCCTTCGACTGCAGATGAAGCCTTTGAGCAGTCTGTTGAAGGTGCCTACTTCTCTAAAGAGTTTGCAGATATTTACTCGAGCAACCGGATTACTTCCGTTCCCTGCCAGCCTGGTGTTCCCGTTGATACTTGGTGGGATTTGGGTATGGGAGATTCTATGGTGATTTGGTTGACTCAAACCATTGGTGGCTGGATTCACGTTATTGATTATTACGAGAATTCAGGTGAGGGCATGAAGCATTACATCAAGGTTTTGCAGGATCGCGGTTATCTGTTTGGTCAGCATTACGGGCCTCATGATTTGGAAGTGCGAGAGCTCATGGGAGATGGCAGTAGTCGTGTAGCCAAGGCCAAGAAGTGGGGCTTCAACTTTAACGTCGTTCCCCGGGTGCCAGATAAGCAAGACGCAATTGATGCAGCACGTGATGCGTTGCCTATTTGTATCTTTGATGAAGAGAAATGCGACCAGGGAATTAAGAAACTAGAGCGGTACAAGAAAAAGTGGAATATCAAGTTAGGGCGGTGGGAAGACAAGCCTCTACATGATGATGCCAGTGATACAGCCGATGGATTTATGACAATGGCCATGGGTCACCCAATGTTCTCTCGTGTAAACGGTAGAGCTCGATCAGTTAGAAAAGTGAAAAGCGGAAGGACAGCATGAGTAATTTACAACCATTAGCAAACGGCAATGTTAGAGCTGGCGGCAATAGCGGCATGATTGCTGTTAAGTCACTGGCAGAGCTGCAGCGCGACGATCAGGAAAAGATAGAGGCTGAGCATAACGCAGGAAAAAAGGCATTGGTCGTTACAAGCCTTTCTAGCTATATCAATAACATTTGGCAATCTGCGTATGAAGCTAAACAAGAACATCGCAACGCCATGTATAAAGCAAAACGTCAGCGTGACGGTATTTATGAAGCTGACATACAAGCTGTGATCGCTAACAGTGGTGGATCTGACATATTTATGGGGATTACTGATGTTAAATGCCGGGCCGCTGAGGCGTGGATATCAGAAATCCTTGCAGGTAAGGATCGTATCTGGGGTCTTGAGAGTACTGCTATCCCTGAGTTAAGCGGAGAGCAAAAGCAAGCGATGTTCCAGCAGGCCATGGAGTTGATTAACTCACAGGGGTTTGCTCCGGAACAAGCCAAGCAAATGCTGGATCAAGCGAAGGTATCCATTCAGGAGCAGCTGGAGGCTCAAGCAAAAACAGCAACTGAGAAAATGATCAAGAAAATCGAAGATCAATTTCAAGAGTGCAAGTTTGATGAGGTGCTTGGCGAGTTTATCAATGATGTTGTGACCTATAAGGCTGGTTTTATCAAAGGCCCAATTGTCACTAAGAAAGCAACATTGAAATGGGGTGAGAATTTTCAACCGATTGTTGGTGAAGAAATAACGGTTGAAGTTAAAAGACTGTCCCCGCTAGATGTTTACCCTGCAGCTCACGCCACTACAGTTGATGATGGCGATATGATGATTGAGCACAAGCTAACCTCTGATGACCTTTACAAAATGATCGGTATTAAGGGCAATAAAGAGGATGCCATTCGAAGAGTTCTTGATTTGTATGGTGACACTGGGTTCAAGGGGTGGAATAACACCATGGATTCAGAGCGTGACCGAATTGAAGGCAGGACACACGATTACGGCACAAAGACTGGATATCTACAGGCTGTTGAATTTCGTGGGATGGCGCAAGGCAAAAAGCTTATAGAGTGGGGAATAGATACGAGTCGCATTGATGACCCGTTGCGCTCATACAGCATTGAGGCGTGGATGATTGGCCATGAGGTCGTGCGGTGTGTGCTTAACGGCGACCCTCTTGGCAAGAAACCGATATCTAAAGCAAGTGCAGTGAATATACCCGGATCATTCTGGGGTAAAGGCTTGCCGGAATTAATCGAAGATCAGCAGCGCATGTGTAACGCTGCAGCAAGGGCGCTAGGTGACAACATGGGGATAGCTAGTGGTCCGCAAGTTGCGGTTGATGCAACAGCGCTTCCAGATGGCGAACAAATTACCAATATTTACCCATGGAAAGTGTGGCAGATAAAGCAAAGCGCCAATGGAAATGGCGGGATGCCTATTAGTTTCTTTCAGCCTCAAATGCATTCAGGTGAACTTCTGAATATCTATGAGCGCTTTGCTCGATACGCTGACGAGGTGTCTGGCATTCCTGCTTATGCCTATGGTTCTGATTCAGGGGCTGGTGCTGCAAAGACTGCTTCTGGTTTATCAATGCTAATGAACTCTGCATCGAAGGGTATTAAGCGAATGATATCCAATATTGATATTGCGGTTCGATCTACTGTTGAACGGTTTTATGTACACAACATGGTATTTGATCCAGATAAGTCAATTAAAGGGGATGCGAAGGTTGTTGCTCTTGGTGCCATGAAGCTGATTCAGAAAGAAGATTTAGCACGTCGTCGCATGGAAATGATGCAGTTCACTGCCAATCCAATTGATATGCAGATTCTAGGTGTTGAAGGCAGGGCAGATCAGTTGCGTGAGGCAATGGATACGCTTGATTATGAAAAGAATCCGGTGCCGGACAAAGAAAAAATTATGCAAATGGTGCAGCAACAGCAAGCCGCAGGACAACCACAAGAGGTAGCAGCGTAATGAAATTTGAGGACAAGACAACGTTAGCACTTGCTCGGCTTTTTGGTGTTGATGATTTCATGACTTTAAAATGCGAGCTTGAGAGTCAGAGCTCGTTATATACAAGAGAGCTCCTTGTTATTGATGCAACTGACGCGGGAAAGGTTGGGCGCTTGCAAGGAAACGTCGAAGTTATCAATGAATTGATGGAAAAAATTGATAACGCCAGAGTTATTGCAGAAAAAATATCAAAAAAACGTTAAATAACTGCGAATTACCTTTGCCTATTTAACTGGCTTTTTTAAATCTACAGCCTGTTGGTGATGAATACCAAGAAATACCGAAGGGCTTCACGGCTCATTATCAAAAAACAGGCTGGAACCATGAGTAAACAAGCAGATCAAGCAAATCAACGCGCTGAGGAATTAATTGAGCGAATGCAGGCGGAAGCCAATGGAACGCATGAGCAAGGTAATCTTCAAGACGGGTTGAGTCAGGATAGCGCAGAGAATACCGATAAACCGGCTCTCGAAAACACCCAAGACAAGAACCCGCTGGAAACTGGGGCTCACGATTTACCACGCAAGGATGAGGTAAAAACTGAATACCCACAGACAAACAATGCCGGTATTGATTGGGAGCAACGATATAACGTATTGCAAGGCAAGTATAACAAGGAAGTCCCAGACGCTATCGACAGTGTACGAAGAGTGCAGCAAGAGAAAAGCGAACTGGTAATCAAAGTTAATGGATTGAATCAGCAAGTTAGCGAGCTGACACAAGCACTTGAAGCCATCAAAAACCCAGAACCAGATCACTCGGAAAAGATTGGAACAGTGAGAAGCGATTTTGGTGATGAAGTGGCGGATTTGCTTGCAGATTCTCAAAAGGAAATTGCTGATTTAAAGGGTGTAATAGCGGAAAGCAAAAAGCCTGAACCAGAGCCTGCAGTACAAGGTGACTCTCAAGATGAAGACCCGGCAGCGAAGCATAGCATTAACCATGTAATGACTCGTGTTGGCGGTGAAGAAGAGTTTAACCGAATAGATAGTGATCCTGATTTTAACGCATACCTTAATGAAATTGACCCGCTATACGGAACGCAACGGCGCAATGTTATGCAGTCACTTTTCGCTAAAGGTGATCTAGAAACTGTTTCTAATTACTACATCTCATGGAATGCCCAGCAAAAAGCTGCTTTAGCTTCTGCTGATCGGCGTGAAGAGTTGATTGAGCCTGCATCACTTAATGGTGGCGAGCAGGCAGAGGTGAAGAAGACTTATAAACAGTCTGAAATACCCGAGATTTTCACAGATCTAACACACAACCCTAAATACAAAACTATTGAGGGGCAAGCAGAGGCTGAGGCAATCGAACAAGATTTGCACTTAGCCATGACCGAAGGGCGAATCCTGCCAGGATAAGCTTTAGTGGTTATGTGCGTTTTATGGAGCATTCAAGATGCCATTAGCACGCGCGGCGGGATTCGAAAACTATTCAACGAATTCCGCTAATTATATTCCTGAGATTTTCTCAGGGAAGCTAGTTAAAAAGTTTTATACACGAACCGTTTTCGGTGACATCTCTAACACTGACTATGAAGGAGAAATCAAAGAGAAAGGTGATGTTGTTCATATCCGAACACAGGCCACGATCATCATTGATGATTATGAGGTTGGTGGCGGATTGGGTACACCGCAACGCCCAGTTTCTCCGAGCATTGATTTAGAAATAAATCGGGCTAAGAAATTCAACATTGGCCTTAGTGATGTGGACTCTTTGCAGTCTGATATTAAGTTGCTTGACCAGTGGGCTGATGATGCAGCTAAGCAGATGAAGATTAAAGTAGATCGCGATTTACTTGGATCTGTTTATGCCGATGCTGCAGCAACTAACTCAGGGGCAACTGCTGGGGCTCAGTCAGCAAGCTATAACCTTGGCACTGATGCGGCTCCCGTAGCGCTAACCAAGGCCAATGTTGTTGATCATATTGTCGATATTGGAGACGTGCTGTCAGAGGCTGATATTGATGAAGAGGGGCGCTGGCTTGTTTTGCCGACCTGGATGTGTGGATTGATCAAACGATCTGAACTGAAGGACGCTTCACTTACGGGTGATTCAGTAACACCGTTGCGAAACGGTAAAATTGGAATGATTGATAACTTCACCATTTACTCCTCGAACAACATTGTTCTTGGTGCAAACGGCAAAGCGAACATCATTGCTGGTCACAAGTGCGGGCTTACATTTGCTAGCCAAATGACGAAGTCTCGAATTATTGATGACCAAGACGACTTTCAAAAGCTATTGCAGGGATTAAACCTGTATGGCTACGAAGTTATCAATGATGTGGCAATTGCTCACGCCGTAGTCGAAAAAGGTTAATCGTAATCAATAAAAGGCGAGCTTAATGTTCGCCTTTTATTTGGAGAAATAAGCAATGCAAATACTTAAACATGAAAAAACGTTGCGCTTTTTTGTTGCCACTCCGGCACTTTTAAAGAACAACAAAATGGTTCCTGCAACGGAAGCAGAATCCAGAAAGTTTATCAGCAAAATGTCAGATAAGCTTCGAACTGAAACGGAAGAGCACCATTCGACCGTTGAGATTGAGATTCCTGATGATATTGATTTGGATACCGATATTTCAAATTGGGGCAAGCCACATTTAATGGCTCTTGCTGATCGAATCAAGTTGGTTGGTGTTCGGCGGTTGCCAGTTAAACAGTTACGTACCGTTATTAAGAATGCGCTTGAAGAAGCAAAGTCAAATGACGATAGCGAACCTGTTGACTCAGGCATGGATGCAGGCAGTGAAGGTGGCAGCGTTGACTATTCAGAGGGCGTAAAGATTCCCGAAGATTTTGATATCGATACGGATATTTCAAAGTTAGGAAAGGTTGAACTTCTAGATATCGCGGAGAAAATTAACATGATCGGTGTAAAGCGCGTGAAAGTTGATGAGTTGCGTGAAGTATTGTTTAAAGTGTTTTCTGACGCTAAAAGCGAGCAAGGCGAATAATGAAGTTTTCAGCGTTGCGCACTCTGGTTGGTCACCTCACAGCGGATAGTGAAGGGGTCACATGGACGGATTCAGAGCTAAATGGATGGCTCGCAGAGGCTGAGATTCAAATTGTCCAGTTTCGACCAGATGCCAATGCTGTTACTGCGTTAATTCCTCTTGTAGCAGGAGCACACCAAGCAATCCCCAGTACGGCATATCGCTTGCTGGGGATTGTACGCAATGAGGCTGGGCGATCAATTCGCTTGGTTGAACAACAAATCAAGGATGAGCTTGAGCCCGATTGGTATGCGGCAACGGCAACACCGATTGCTCGTGAATACATTTTTGATGAGCGCACACCAAAAGAATTCTATGTTAGTCCACCGTCCGTTGGAGGCGTGAATATTTATGCGAAGCTTGTTAACAAACTCCCTCAGTATAATTTCGCTTCAGACCCTGATGTTACTGTTGACGATTTATATCAGGCCCAACTCGTTGATTATGCGGCGTACCGCTGCTTATCGCAGTCTGGTGAGGGAACGGCGGAATATGCCAAAGCCCAAAGTTTACTTGGTTCATTTAACCAGGCGATGGGCATTAATGCTAAGTCGGATGCGGGAGCTTCCCCAAAAGCTAGAGGTCAGCGCAAATGACGACGATAGCAATTGAGGGTTGGTTAACGCATGTATTGCCTGATGTTTCAGGGTGTCCGGAAGCAGTTGTTTTGCGTGAAGTAAAAAACTCATTGATTGAGTTTTGTCGTCGTACTCAGATTTGGCAATTTACTGCAGATGCCATTCCACTTGTGGCTGGTATTGCTGACTATGAATTAGATGTACCTACGGGCTCTTCGGTTGCTCAGGTTATGTCAGTTAAAGTTGATGGGCGTGGATTAACGTTAGCAACAGGCGGCGATCTTGATGCAAGGCAACCTGGTTGGCGTGATCATGAAGGTGGAGCAACACATTATGTTGTGATCAATAGCGCTGAAATCCTTCTTAATCGAAAGCCGAAAGAATTTAAAGCCAACGCTCTGACGGCAAGTTTTGCATTGATGCCTGATCAGGGCGCTATCGAAGTAGAAAGTTTTCTGTTCGATGACTGGTACGAGGTTATTGCTGCAGGAGCAAAAAAACGATTGTTAATGTCTCCAGGTAAAGCGTGGAGCAATCCTGGCTTGGCTGGCGTATATGCACAAGAATTTGCGCAAGGTATTGCTGACGGTAAAAGTAGAGCCCAGTTCGGATGGGGAAATAGAGATTTGAGAGTTAAAAAAAGGCGGGTGATGTAATGGGATTTAGTGCACCACTAAAGCAAAATCCTAATATTGGCGGGGCTATGTGGGGTATGCATCCAGATGGCGATGCACCGGAAATTGTTGTCAATTTAAACTCTTTGGTGTTCGATAATTTTGAAGGGTACACAGATGACATCATACCCATCCTGAGATCGACTCAATCAGAAGGTGATATTCCAAAGTACTTCCAGAAAGACGCGGATACTTCGGGGGACCGTCGTGACGGAACAGCTTACATAAGCTCAGCGAATGTCTTGTTCGGCACTCGATCTTTGCGCATTGATGTGGATACTGGACAAATAAATGGTGGTAACGGAGCTGCTGGTGATGCTGGCTCGTTGTTCTTATCTTACTACAACCAGGATCAAGCAGGTCAGTATACCCAGCTGAGGGACGTGGTTCCTGGCTGGCAGAACAAAACATATAACATGATGCGCTACTGGATATGGACCCCTTCTTCTACTGTTGTTGCCGCAACTACTGCATCTGAAGCGGCTAGTGGATTTCCATACACAAACAACGAGGGACAGCCCGACGGTGCAAGCAATCATGACATTGGCGTGTACTTACGTCGACCAGGCTCGGGTAACGGAACTAAAGAGACTGATAATTTTAAGCTCTACCATTACTACAATCTGGATTACGTTGGTAACTGGATTTGTGTGGAAGTAGATACGTACCCAGACGCTCAGCGCGGCGATGATGAAGCAGACGGTGATCCAGGTAACTGGCTATACCCGATGGAGAATACCTTCGGCGGGAATTCTTATCCTGATTATACCGGCGACACTCAAGCAGAAAACTATTGGGATATGGCTACGTATTGGTATATATCAGATAGGTATGGCGTTAATAACTACCCATCTACATGGGACATTGCCGGGATAGAATTCTATACAGAAGACTATTTCGATATTGACTTCGCTAACATTAAGAGTGTTGCACATACCCATCGTAAAGACCCTGGTAACGAAGACACTATCTGGGTTCAGTGGGGCAGGAATGAGGAAATGAGTAAGACAGACGGTATCTATTCCGTTAAGTATGCTTACACGAGTTTCTATAAAAATGGCGGGTTTGCTGCTCACGGTACTGAGGCTCCTACGAGCAAGTCACTGCACGCATGGAATGCTGTTCAGGGGATGAATAGTGGCGGACATAACAAGGTTCATTATCAGTCAGATCAATTACCCTTGGCAGGTCATGATGCGATTTACATTGCTATGAAGTTAAACTCACAAGCGACAGCCTTTCGCGAAGTCCGTATACCACTAACGCAAGCTGGCTACCCAAAATTAGGAGGGTTGTAATATGGCGCAAGCTATTTCAATACTGGGTGTCCACTACGCAACAATTGGCGATTTCTTGATTGGAGAACGCGACAATGATTATGGTGGTGTTGGGCCGATACTTGAGATCCCGAGGGGGGTTGTGCCTGCATTTACGGGCAACCTTCAGTTTCGATACGGCTCTGCAACTAAGTACACTTTCCGAGCTGTTGCTGGTGATGAGTGCGTGGGAGACGTCACGGCTGGAAACCTTGCCAACATTGCTATTATTGATGGTGGTGGTTTTAATCTCGATTTTCGCAATGAGAATATTAATTTTGAAAATATCTACGTTCACAATTTCAGCCTTACAACGACAGGTGATTCATACGATGGCCTGACGTTTAAAGGGGGCGTTGTTGATTGTTATTTTTACCTGAAGAATTCAGCACCAACTAATGGCGCCACAGTTGAGGGCGGGGTTATCGTGCTGAACACGGGAGACCCTGAGTCGGGCATTGACAAAGTTGTTGATATATCTGGCTCAGTCCCATTTCATGGTTTAAATACAACAGTTATCAATAAGGCGGGTGGGGTTTCGGGGGCAACGGGCGTTATTTTCAATAGATCGTTGGCGGCTTCTAGCTTTAACTATGTTTGTGTGTTCTCAGCAACGAATCCATCATATGTGGCGTCTGGTGCTGGTGTTCCTACGGGTGCAAATAACTGTGCACATGATGCGCTGATGCCTGGCAGTGTTTCTGATGGTGTTACTGCTGAAGATTTCAGGAATTTGGATGAAGGCGATTATCGTATTGAGGCGGAATCAGTACCAGGGCTGTTAGGCATAGGGGCGCATATTCAACCTATTGTGAATGTCATACCTGCTCTAGACACGCCACTAGCTGCAATATCAATTGTTTCCGATGAAGAAGTGGATATTGATTTATCACCTAATTACAGTGATGGTAATGTGGGTGATACGTTAACATTTACTGTTAGCCCTGATTTACCAGATGGGTTAGCTCTGTCTCCTGCTGGCTCCTTTTCATCAACCGGAACGCAAAGCGTAATGGTTGCCACCAATTATTCAGTAATTGCAAGTGATGGTCATGGCGAAGGTGATGCTGTTGGTGTTATCTCAATTGAAGTTACTGCAGTCGTACCTCGAATAAATAATATAGACACGGATAATAACGTTGATGTTGAGCAGGCTGCAGCGCTTATAGATTGCTCTTATATGGATGTCGCCCCTACAAATCAGGTGGCAACCCTTGGTGGTGAGGCTCTGATTATTGTCAATTGGAATGGTGGTAAGCCCATTGTTTCGATTCCATTGGATATCAATTTGAGGTGGGGAGGGAGTCACCAGTTAAGCGTGACCGACGATACCGGAACAGTAACGCTTGATAACGTGATTTTGACAGCTCCTGCAGATTGGCCTCAGATTGCATTTAGCGGGGATATACCAGAGGCTGGAACTCAATCGCTTTATGGGCAGGCAAAGACTGATGCAACCATTGGCAATTATACGATGGTTTTAGGTGACATCCTTGTTTATTTGGGTGTCCCAGATTTTAGCTATGATTTGCAAACTATCCCATTGGTAGATCCCTTCACTGATGTTTCAAGCCCATACAAAATATGGAAAGAAGCCGAGGGTTCATTTACTCCGCTTAGTACTTTTGAGTGGACAAACGATGGGTTGCCTGCAGATATTACAGCGCCAATATTTCAAAGCACTACTGCGCTTAGCGGGCTTAATGAAACTGCTTTCAATGTAGACTTTGCATCGAATGAGGTTGGTAATTACCGATTGGTTGTATTACCTGCTGGTTCTCCTGCACCTTTGGCTAGTGAAGTTTTAGCCGGTACAGGTAGTGGCGGCGCGGTACCGCTGTTTGCTTCGCTCTTGCTTTCGATGACGGCAGGGGCTGATGTGTCTACACCCGCTACGGGGTTTACGGTTGGCACTGCTTTTGATGCCTATGTTGCATTGACAGACAGCGCAGGAAACGAGACGTTATCTGACGTTCTTAGTAGCATTACTGCAGCACCCAATGCTGCGCCCGTAGTTACGCCACCAACAGGAATAACCATAAGTTTTGCTAATGGTAGTGGAGGTCTTACCAAAACTAATGCACAGCTTTTGGCTTGGGCAGCAACGGCAAGTGTTACGGATGATTCGGATGTGGTAACGGTGAGCGCTGATTTCTCTGCGTTGCCTGATATTATACTGGCTGACACCTACACAATTACATTTAATTCGACTGCTGACAGTGGAGCATTGATTGGTAGTGCGACAGCTCAGTTAATTGTTACCGAGGCAGCAGGTAACGTGGCGCCCATATTTGTTAGCGCTAATTCCTTTTCGGTCATTGTGGGCCAGCAAGCAACTCACGTTGTTTCTGCAAGTGACGCTGATGGGGATGCTTTAACGTTTTCAAAGTTTGGTAGTTGGCCAGCAGGATATTTACTGGTCGACAATGGCAACGGAACAGCTTCCATAACGGTTGTGGCAACCTCTGAAGGCGTTCAATCAATTACTGTGAGGGTGAATGACGGTGCGCTTGTCACTGATCAAGTGATAACTGTCAATGTGTCTCCGACGCTAAATGTTGCTCCAGTGTTTGTTTCGAGCGCGTCTGCAGTTGCTCTTGAGGGCAGCGTGTATGAGTATACGCCGCAAGCAAATGACGCCAATAGCGATACTGTGACGTACTCGCTTGGTTCTGGACCCGGCTTCCTGTCTTTTGTTGATGGTACGCTGATTGGAACGCCTGGTGTTAATGATGTTGCTGTGCATTCAGTTACTGTTGATGCGAATGATGGGCTAGAAACAACTTCACAAACATTCCCGCTAACGGTTTTCGCTCTACCTTCTGTAGGCGTAAGTGATCCAAATTTGATTTTTGATACACCCAGTTTCAGACAAGTATTAATTAAACGTAAAGATGATGAGGCGAATAAAGTATTCCAGCAAGACCCGCTGGAGCGAAATGATTATCTAATCGATGTAGCCCGGTACTTTGAGGGAGACCCAATTTTGTCGGTTGCCTGGTCTAATACGCCAGGGATAACTGTTACACAAGGTGGGGCCAATGCTACTCAGTCTGTGATATGGATTGAGGGGGGAGGTGATGGCTCAAACTATAATGTTTCTGTGGTATTAACCAGCGTCAAGAATCGGCGTAAAAAGGTTAAGTTCCTAGTGGCGGTTAATGAGGAATAGATTTCTATTGTCTATTTAACTGGCTTTTTTAAAGCTCCAGGGATTCTATTCTTGGAGCTTTTTTTATGTCCGCAATTAATATCAATGCATTTTCTGGTGAAGTGCCGCGAACCAGTGCCAGACACTTAGGGCCAACACAGGCTACTAAGGCGTTAAACGCCCGGCTTGATTCGGGCGAGTTGCGCCCTTGGAAAGCACCGTTAAGCGTTACGGCATTAGCAAAGCCTGGCGAGATTCAAAGTATCTATAGATGGGGCGCGGTTGCCGGTGATGAGAATAGTGGTTTTTGGTTTCACTGGACGACTGATGTTGATGTGATGCGGGGTCAGGTTAAGAGCGATACAATTGAACGTACCTTTTTTACTGGCGATGGCGTTCCAAAAATGACGTATTCAGGCATTGCTACTGAAGGCGGGAGTGCCTTATACCCCAATGTTGATAGACCTCTGGGGCTTCCTATTCCACCATCGACTACGGCTGCGGTATTAACGGGGACGATTGATCCGGAAGCGAATGAAGCAGATGACAAGGTGACTCGTGGCTATGCCGTTACCTTTGTAACCTCGATTGGAGAGGAGGGACCACCAAGCTTAATTTCTCAAACGTTGGATTGGTTGCCAGGTCAGACAGTTGATTTATCTGTGATACCGACAGCACCGACAGGTGAATGGGACATTACAGCTAAACGCATTTATCGGGCTGCAACGGGCGCAAGCGGTACCGATTTGTATTTTGTGGCAGAGCTTCCCATTGCCACGGATACCTATTCAGATTCGATACTTGACGAAGCGCTTGGTGACGTGCTGGGAACAACTGATTATTATGCGCCGCCGGACGATATGCATTCTATTGGTGTATTACCGATTGGTATTGCGTTCGGTTTTTCAAAAAATCAAGTGTGTTTTTCTGAGCCCTACCTTCCTCATGCGTGGAACCCTGCTTACCAAATACCGACAACACACCCCATTGTAGGTGGAGGTCATTTCGATAATACCGTTGTGGCTATCACTGAAAAGAACCCGTATTTACTAAGCGGTACCGACGCAAGAACAATGGTGCCTTATGAGCTAAATATCCAGCAAGGGTGCATGAGCAAGCGATCTGTTGTGAATTCTCTGCAAGGGGTGATCTATGCGTCTCCTGATGGTTTGTTTTTAATTGGACCTAATGGACCAATGAATTTGATGGAAGGATTCATGCTTCCGGAACAATGGCGAGAGCTTAATCCTTCTAGCGTTCTTGGCGTAATTTTTGAGAGCAAGTACTTTGGTTTCTATGATAATGGCACCGAAAAAGGCGCGTTTATCCTTGATCCAAAGAATGCCAATGCGGGGCTTACATTCATTGATGTTCATGCCACTGCAGCTTATGCGGACCCGTTGAGTGATAAGTTATATTTGGCGATTGGTAGTGAGGTGGTGGCTTGGAACGAAGGCTTGCCGTTGAATTACTACTGGGTTAGCAAAGACTATGTTTCTGGCGGTGCCATGCTCTTTGGGGCTGCAAGAGCACTGTTTGCAAGCGATGGCGACTTAACTTTTCGATTCTTTGTTGATGGCGTTGAAAGGCATTATCAAAGCGTGAATAATGACAAAGCATTTCGTTTGCCAAAAAAACGGGGTCGAGTATTCAAAGTTTCATTAGAAGGTAACGCTAATATTTCACAAGTTGATATTGTTGAATCCATGTCTGATTTTGGTGGTGCGTAATGGGTAAGCAAACGCGCCGTAATTTCATTGGCAACGCCCCGAGACTTGATGACAAGCACAATATGGGGGTATGGGTTCGAAAAGTAACAGAGCTTTTGCAGTTGAGTGAAGGGCAGATTGGCGACCAACTTGACAAAAAGGTAACATTTAGGGATCTGAAAGATGCAGGGGTTGTATCTAGCGTTTCAGCTAGCGGGGTTGTTACACCAGGAACTGGCCAGGGTGAAAGCGGTACCGAGCCGACCTATGAGCAGCCGGCCGCATTGTCAGGATTGAGCACGGTTAGTGGTACAAGCTTTATATTCTTGGAGTGGGACAAGCAGGATTATTTCTATTTGTCTCATGTCGAAGTATGGCGTTCTGCTACGAATAATCTAGGTGATGCATTAAAGATAGCCAATACACAAAATACCATTTATGTGGATAGCGTAGGTGAAGGCTCGGTTGTATTTTACTACTGGGTTCGCGTTGTCAGCACCAAGGATCACAATGGACCATGGAATGCAGTACCAGGGGTCTCTGGGCAGTCGCACTTGTCACCTTCACATTTGTTAGATGTGCTAAGTGGTCAAGTATCAGAGTCACAACTATATGGTGACCTCAACACAAGAATAAATTTGATTGATGCGCCGGGCGTGGGTCTTGTTGATAGTGTTTCTGCAGTATCCACAACAGTAAGCCAAAATAGTGCGAGCATTACGGCGAATAATGCAACATTAACTGCAGCAATCCAGGCTGAGGCAACAACTCGTGCAAGTGAAACGGGAGATCTAGGGGCGCAATATAGCGTAAAGCTTGATGTGAACGGAAACGTTTCTGGCTTTGGTTTGTCGTCAACTCAGACGGGTTATGATGGTGCTGTTCATAGCCAAGCCATTTTTAATGTGGACACATTCTCTATCGCGTCCCCTGGCTCTACGTCGTTATCGTTTGTTGTTGATGGTGGCAAGGTGCTGATGGATGCTGCGTATATCAGCAATCTTGTCGTTGATGACGCTGCAATATCAAGTCTGAGCGTGAGCAAATTGGTGGGTGATACTGCGGGGTTTGTTCAGGCAAATGTGGGAACGCTGCAGGTAACCAATGCAAATATCTCTGGATATATTGAATCTGATAATTACGTGCCAGGGGTTTCTGGATGGCATATCAATAAAGGCGGAAACTTTGAGGCAGTCGATGGCACCTTTTCAGGGACTCTTCAATCACCTGAGATTTACGGTGGCAATATTCATGGGGCATTTATCACGGGCTCGGTTATTGCGTCAGACACTGATCTTACTTTGGCAACTGAGGCTGATGATGGTTCGTTTACTTACCTGTGTTATGCGAGAGTCATAAGTGAAAGTGTAGAAACCACTGTAGTTGGCGATTTTCAAAACTGGACATACACGCCTTACTTGCCACTGAAGAGTGCAAACCATAGTTTGACTACGAATTATTATAGATATAAAGACTACTTGATCAGCCCGACGGTTGAGGCTGAGTTTTTTGGAACTATGGGCGTTAATCCAATCAGCGGCTATACGTCATACCAGAGGATAGGCACCCTAACAATGGATTTAATGCTTGGTGCTGCAGTGATTATAAGTCACAGTTTTCTTGTTTTCACTCTTCATGAATCGAACAATAATACGGAATCAACACACACGTTTCCATGGGGAAGCCTGACAATAAAGTACACCCACAACGTCACCCTTCTTACCGAACAGTACACCTTTACATACAACTATGTTGGCTTTGACTATAGGGGTGACGCGCTAATACAAGCCAAAGCAAGACTCACCTCATGGGCTGGAACCAAAAAGATTAGGTTAAGTGATGATGCCGAAAATGTCTAAATACTCATATGTTGACGTTAGTACCAAAGAAGTTGTTGGCTGCATAGACACAACAAGTGATGCGGCTGAACGGTCGTTACCTGTAGGTTGCGAAATTATTGAGGGGTGGTCAGAGCCTGGGTTATACGTGGGTGATTATACCGATCCCGCCAACCCGTTTTTACGGGCAAAGACGTCTGCAGAAACCCTCGTAACAGAAAGCGATATAAAAGCCGCGAGAGATAAGCTTGAGCTATCTTCTTTAGTGGTCGGCGTAGTTCCGTACGATGTCGATAGGGTGTCTCTTGAACGCATGGGAAGGGCTGTAGCTCAGTGGGATAACTTATCTATGACGATAGCGGATGGAAAAATAAGCTGGATTGCAGCCGATAATACAGTCTCGCTTTTAACCAAAATAGAGCTTACTGATGTGAAAGCTCAAATTGATCTTGAGATTGCCAAGCGTTCTGATCGGCTTTTTTATCATTGTGGCCTTCTGATATCTCAATTGCCAAACATCACTAAGGCAGATATCGCCGACGAAAATTGGCCATTAAATGCTTAATTTGTTCTTGTCTATTTAACTGGCTTTTTTAATAGTCGCCTAATTAGTACCCTTCAGGTCTTATTATGCCGATTATTAGAAAAGCCACTGAAAGTGATATTGATGCGTTCATTCTTTTGGCGCATGAATTTTATTTAGAACAAACCAACTTCGCGCACACTGAATTTGATGCTTACAGTGTGGCGATTTCATTTATCTCCTATATCAACTCCAGCAAGCATGTTGTTTTTCTGGCTGTGATTGATGGCGAACTTGTTGGTTTCTTAATGGCAAGGACAGCAAAAACCCTTTGGGGCTCAGACTTAGAGGCTCACGATGGAGCCTTTTATGTTTCACGCTCAGCAAGGGGTAACGGGTTTGCAGGATTGCTTATGAGTGAGTACAAAGCGTGGGCATTGTCTTTAGGAGCAACCCCTCATGTCACAGTGCGAGCCGATATTGATCATGAGGCAACGAAGGGAATGCTTGTGAAAAATGGATTTGAACTGCTTGGTTTTACGATGAGGGCAAAAGTATGAGTGGCGGTGATGATGATAACGAAATCGAACAAACCTGGGGCGAGAAAGAGTTGGCTGCAGTCTCAGCTGAAAAGTGGAACCGATATCAGACTGACCTAAAGGGCATGGAAGATATATTTATTAAAGACAGCCAGATGACAGAGGCTGATTTTAAGAAAGCGTCGGGGTATGCAAATACTGATACCAGTGCGGCTTTTGGTGCCGCCCCTGTTATTTCAGCTGGTCCCGGTCAAGGGGGGAATCTGGCCACGAGAATTGATAGCCGATATAAAGAGAAGTCAAAGGTTACGGCTTCGAATCTAGTGGCGTCAGGGAATCAAACCGAAGATCGTCACGCTGCAGGTCTTCAATCAATAATTGCAGCAGGCAACGGCCAACAAGTAGATGCTCACAATAACTTGACGCGAAATGCATCTATCAATTTAAACGGTGCCTTAAGTAGCGCACATAATGATAGTCAAAAGTATCAAGCAAAAATGAACAACATCGGTACAGGAATCGGAGTTGCTTCGTATGCGGCACAAAGCTATGCACCAGCAAAGACAGATTACAACGCCGCAGGTGCTGCAGCGTAGGATATAGGGAATTCATAGTATGGGTTACGGCGAGTTTTTGGTAGACCCAAGCTGGGGCAATAGTGGGGCTGCGGACACCTACGGGAAAATATCACGAGCGCAATGGAATGATTACAAGGCTCGGTTTGTGCCTATTGAAGATAAGTTAATTGAAAGCATTGGGAATGAGCAATTATTGGGTGAACAAATATCTCGCAATGTTAACTCGGTGAATCTTGGCTTTTCTAGTGCAAAGGTTGGGTCTGACCAAAAGATGAGAATGTACGGCACTCAGCTAACTGGTGAGCAAAAGAATGCAAGTAATCGCCAAACAAATCTAAGCCAGAATCTGGCAACAATTGACGCCAAAAACCTAACTAGATTGGCGAAAAAAGAACGAGACATGCAATCAATGGCAGGTAGCGTCTCCACCTCTGCACAAGTAAATACGGGGAATACAAATGTCTAATTTGATGGGGCTAGGAAGAAATTACCAGCAACAAGCCACTGACGGTATGGCTACCGCAGCATCGCAAGAAACTCAGCGTGAGCAGACCAGCGACCAAATTGAAACGAATAATGAGAATGCGAAGAAAAGCACGCAAATGTCAGCAACCATGGCAGGGGCCACAATAGGTTCTGCTTATGGTCCCGTAGGTACCGCCGTTGGTGCTGTTGTTGGATATGTCGCTGGAGAATTCATGTAATGCCGACACCGTATAGTAATTTTGTTAACTCTTTTACCGCATTGAATGCCAATGGTCGCGCTAACGATGCAAATCAACGTGCAGATAATGCTGACCGGCGAGCTGGTGAGCGCCACCAAACAAATCTTCGTGCGACTAACTTGAACATTAAGGCAGCTGAGGGTCGGCTGGCCGACAAAGAGTGGCGGGATTACAGTGTGGGGGTTAAAGGGAAGCTTGGTGCTGGAGGTTCTTTGGCGCCAGAAGATCTCTCCCGGATTTTCGAAAAGATGGGTGTAGAGAACCCAGCAGCGTTCATGCGCGATGACTACGCAACGAATTTTGATATTGCTGGAAAAGCCTTTACCGGCAAGCTCAACCCCAATTCTCAGCCTGTTCTCTCTGCAGCAAATAATATGTGGGGAGGCGTGATAAAAAAAGCAGTTGGCCAAAAAACGGCAGATGGAAGAAAGATTGTAGATCAGCGAATTGTGGGCATGGCTCCGTCAAAAGATGGTCAGGGCGTAATGCTTGAGTTGGCTAACATGACTGAGGACGGCGAATGGCGCACTTCGCCAATGACTGAAAAGCGAAGCACAGACCAAAAAGGTGATCCTTACGTAAAAGTCATTTCTTACGATTCAATGATGCAGCAGGTCCAAGGCCAACAATTGTTGCATAAAATCCGAAACCAAAAACAGCTTCGCGGTGCGTTTGATGCGCTGGTTGCAGCTTCATCGAATCAAAAGCGTACTGGCGGCCTATCGGTTCCTGATCGTATGGCCCTTAATCAACAACAGCACGAGTTGAACATGAAGGCTGACGCTGCTAGCGATAATCGTAGAGCAACCCGTGAAGATGCCAAGTCTGCAACACTTCTTAAGAAACAAAAGCTGGGTGCTATTAACAATTTGATCTCAGATATGATTGGGACTCGTGACGAACAAATGGTTATGGATCCGGATGGTACAAACTACATTGATGATGAGACTGTAGTGGCAATAGCGAAGTCTCAAGTGGATCCAGAGCTACTAACATCCACAGAGCGCCAGTTGCTTGATTCTCGCCGTAAATTACTATCACGCAGAGCTGCGGAATCCGTCCTTGAATCGGAGAGAGAAAAGGCAGATCGCTGGTACAAGTTTACTCCTACCAACGAAGACGTTTATGAGAAGACTGAAAGTGACCCTGATTATCGAGGGCCTAATTTGAGGGCAATGCTAAGCAACCCTCAGCCTCAACAGGCTTCACCTCAAGGGCAGGCCACACCTCAACAAGATACTCAAGCACCCTCCTCAGCAGACGAATTTTTGAATTCTTTAGGATTTTAAACGATGGCCACAGTAGACGACTGGAATAAAATATCGCAAGCCCCTAGCTTTCAAGGGCTTGATCAAGGAATGAAAGTTCAAGTTCGTGATCGTTTCTTTGAAAAGCATATTGCACCCAATGCTCCACAAGAACTCTTAAGCGAAATAAAAGTTAAATTTGATGAGAGGACAGGGCTTCAGCCTCGTACAAGCAATCTCGGAGTTCAGCCGGTACCTGATTCCAATATGCTAAGAGGAGCTGTTGAGCGTAGCAGTGGCTTAGTAGGCAATTTACTTTCTACTGGCGACACGATTTCTAGATCACTTGAGGAAACTATACCGCTGGGTGGTTTCGCATTCAAAGAAGGCGATATGCTACCTAGCTATATGAATGGAGCTGAGTTTAAGGAGTACAGCGAAAGCCAAAATATTAAACAGCCACTTGAAGTTGCTGGTGATTATCTCAAAAAAGCCAAAGTCGGATACGTTCCCAATCATACGTGGGAGAAAGTAAAGGAGGAGTTTTCTAACGATGCCTTTAGCGGTGATGCATGGAAAGAGGTGGTGCTCTACGCTACAGAGCAAGGTGTGAAATCTATACCTGATATGGCCGCTTCAGTATTATCTCTTCCTCTGTATGTTACGGCTCGATCAGGTGAAATAGGTGAAGCACGAGCAAAAAACAAAGGCAAAGATAAGGCTGAAATGGAAGATATTCTTGAAGCTGCACCAGCGGCTTTAGGCTCGGCTTTACTGGAGAGATTTGGCGCTAAAGGTATTACTAAAGCTGGATCCGAAGTATTAGGAAAGGAAGCCATAAAAGCAGGTTTTGCCAAAGCGGCGAAGCGTGTTGCTGTAGCTGGCGGAGTGGCAGGAGGAAAAGAAGCTGCAACCGAATTCTTCCAAGAGGGTGTTGTCGAGTATATTGGTGAGCGCTTAGGTACTGACGCAAAAATGTCAGTGATAGAGGCCCTTGATCGAGGTGCGGCTGGAGCCGTAGCCGGTGGTATTTACGGTGGTGGTGCTGGTACGGCAGTTGCGGCAACAAAGGAAGTTATCCAGCTTAACAAGCCGGGTGGTTATGATCTTGATGAAGTCACGCAAGAGAGTAAGCCTGAACCTCAACCAAGTGAAGCCCCTCAAGCAATAGATCAGCAAAGCTCCAACTTAACGGGCAGTAATTTACAGTGGACAGATACGTCTAACATTGCTGCACAATCACAAGAAAACTTGCAAAAGGATTATAACGGCCCCGGTAGTTTTGATCCTAATCAAGCTGGATCTCAGAACGGCCAAGCTCCAGCAGAACAGCAATGGACTGACACGTCAGGCATTGCCCCTGCATCGATGGAAGATTTGCAGAGCAATTACCAAACCCCAGAAAGGCCAAATATTCAGAGTCCATCTAATCTAATCCCCATGGAAGGTGAATTGATGTCTGGCGCGTTGCCTGGTACACCTCAAATTGGCTATGCAGAACGACCTGATTTTGTCGTTAATCCTGAAGGTGAAGCTGCAGGGCAAACAGAAAACAACGTCGTTGAAGATATTCCAGCATTACCATTCCAGTCTGACTCTACCGTTTATGCCGATTCAAGAGGTGGGTTTGTAGATAGATCGGATATTGATCGGGCGAGAGTTGAGCAAGGCAACGAACAGCGCGAAGCGTTTGTTGCGAAGCAAGAGGAAAAGCAAAACAACCCTGGTGGGCGTGGCTTTTATGATCAGATTGAACGTGGTGCCACTCAAGAAGAATTATCAGAGTATGAAAGCCTGTTTTTGGTTGCGGATGAAATTGGTAGCAAAGAATCATTAGAGATTGCTGAAGCACTGGAGTACGGCGAGATCACACCAGAGCAGGCGCAAATTGAACTGGACTCATTGCAGCAGCCTGAATTAGAACAGGCTCAAGAAGATAGCGGCGCTGTTGACATCGACGCTCTTGCTAATGAAGCGGCGACTTCTCCGACCAATGAATTGTCTGAACCTACTGATGGCCAAAAAGAAGCTGGCAATTATAAGAAGGGTAGAGTTGTAGTTCATGGTATGGCTATTGCCATTGAGAACCCAAAAGGTTCTAAGCGCTCCGGTACTGATCCGGATGGCACGGCATGGGAAAATGAAATACATAGCCACTACGGTGACCTGACCGGCACAAAAGGTGCTGATGGTGATGCGCTTGATGTATTTGTTGGTGAGAGCCCTGAAAGCCAAAAGGTATGGGTGATTGATCAATTAAATAAAGATGGTTCATTTGATGAGCATAAAATCATGCTTGGCTTTACTCATAAAGCTAAGGCAATTTCTGGTTATAAAAAGAACTATAATCGAGGCTGGAAAGTTGGTCCGGTAACAGCCATGAGTGTCAATGAGTTTAAGGCGTGGGTTAAAGATGCTGACACTACAAAGCCACTAACAGATTTTACCAGCAAGAAAGAGTTGATTAAAAAAAAAGAGAAGCCGAAAAAAAAACTAAAGCGTGACGCTTTTGACCCCGCAAAATTCTCATCTGTAAGAGCAATTCGTGCTGAATACAGAGTAAATAAAGAGCATACGGATGCACGTAATAAGAAGCTATCAATGTCAAAATCTGATTTTGCCATTGAGACGGAGAAAACCGGGGAGACTCCAGAGGTTTACAAGGGTATTTTAAAAAGAAATAACGCACTTGTAGCCCCTTACATAAAAGAAATACAGGGGTATCTTGCGTCTCCCGAAGCCAGGAAAAGGGAAGACACAGAAAAAGCTCGAGCTTCCAAAATCTCGTTCAATAATGTACCGACAGAAAGCGAAGTTATGGACGCAGATTTTACGGTGGTTGATGATCAGGATAAGTCACTGGATTCATCTCGTGTTGAGAGTGCAGAACCCAAAGTTATTGAGGAAACAACAGCGAATACAGAGATCACAAAACCCAAGCGAAAAGCTGGCGAAAACAAAAAAGATCCTGTTCGGTTCTCTTCAAAGTCCAAATCAAAACCGCGACACGCCTACACAGATGCTGTAGATGATATTATTGCAGAGGACAGAGATAAGCGGCTGCCAATTGTCGTTTCCAAAGTGACACCGGGCTACCTTGTAGAATTAGGTGTTGAGCAATTACCATTAGTTACAAACGGCTCTATCATCGATAAGTTGTTTTATGATCATTCAATGAAACAGGATCTCATTAAGCGACTGCCTGAGTTGATATCTGAAAGCCCTGTATTTGTATTTGATTCTGATACGCAAGAAAATTCATTGGTTATCGTTCCGGAAGAAACGGTGAACGGTAATCCATTGCTGATAATTCTCAAGAAAAACAAGAAGATTGGTCGTATTGATGTTAATTTTGTGCCGAGCTTCTATCCGAAAAATAATGCAAAACAGTTGGATAGGTGGGCTAAGGATGGCTTGCTGAGATATTCTGATAAGAAGAAAGTCCAACCTTGGAGTACGAGAAACAAGCTACAATTGCCATATCTGGTTCGCTCCAAGGTAGGGCTTACTGATAATGTAACTCCAAGCAAGAGCCCTGTCAAACCTAAGCATGCAGTTGAGAGCCTTGCTGAGCGACGAGTATTAAAGGCTCGCGTTAATAAAGAATACAAGAAGCATCAAGAGCAGGTCGAAACCTGGCTGGCCCCTACAACATTAAAGTGGGGAAATAATGCGCCTAAAGTTGTTGTTTATCCTACGCACCACGATATCCCAAGCGAAGTCATCGGCCTGGCTGAAGAGCAGTTTGACCCGTCCGGAACAAAAGGCTGGTACGTTCATGGCACTGTTTTCCTAGTTGCCAGCAACCTGAAGGATCGTGTTGATACACTAAAAACATTGGCTCATGAATCTATTGGTCATTGGGGAATGACCCTGCAGGAAGAGCAAGATTATCAAGATATAGTTTCTAAGATTCATGCTTTAAAACGTACTGATTCCTACGTCAAAGGCGTAGCTGGTAGCGTGGAGCGTGACTATAACAACATCGATGAGACGACGACTGCAGAAGAGATCATTGCTCGCATTGCTGAGGACATGGTGACCGGTAACCCTACGTCTGATGCTGTAAGCAATGTTTGGAAGCGTTTGGTTGGTGCCGTTAGAAAATTCCTCAGAAAGATATTCCCTTTGCAGTTCTCTCGCCGTGATATTGAGGCGATGCTTGCTAATAGCGAAAGGGCGTTGCGATCTAGCCTGAAATCAACTCGTAAGGAAAATACCAACAAACCTTTGTTTTCTGCTGCAGAGTCCATTGAAAACGTAAGCCCTGAAATTGCTCGCAAGCGACTACAAGACGTTCTTGATGAATCAGGAGCTGGAGCATATGACAAAGTAAAAGGCTTGCTTGCTGGAAATAGCATGGTCGAAGCTGTAAAGACCGGTGCACTTAAAGCCGTTACGCTTCGCCAGCTTGGCGATCTCGCAAGCAAGATACTGCCTCAAATTAATGTTTATGTTGATACCGTCAACAAGATGCTGACACGCCGCAATCAAATGGCGGAAAAAGCAGCAACTATAGTTGAAGGTTGGCAGAAGTGGGCAGGTAAAAACAGAAAGGTTGCTGATAAATTGCACGACTTAATGCATGAAGCAACACTTGCTCAAGTAGACCCCTCTGAAAATTATGTTGATATGACTGATCGACTAAAGGAGCGTATTGGTGTTGTTCAAGACTTGATTCGCTCTATGTCTGGGGATACAAGCAAGCGAAAGAAAGATTTGGAAAATGAACATATTGAGCTTCGCAATGATCTTGCTTTTGAGCCACAAAGGAAAAAGCACTGGGATAAATTGCGACCTTCGTGGGATGCACTGTCACCGGAAGCGAAGGAAACCTTTATAAAGGTTCGCAATGAATACAAATATAGGCACATGAATTTCAAGCACATCCTTTTAAAGCGGGTGGCTTCTGCTGAAATAAACACTCAGCTGAAAAAAGAAATGCTGGCCAAGCTTCGTTATGACTTCGAAACTCAGGAACTTATGGGACCATATTTCCCATTGGCTCGATTTGGTCGTTATTGGGTGAGCACAACAGATGAAAAGGGCGAAAAAGTATACTTGACCTTCGAGTCTGAGGTTGAGCAAAAACGCGTCAAAGGTAACTTAGAAAAAGAAGGGTATAAAACCAAGCATGGCCAAATGCTGGATAGCACCATGCAGCAAGATAGCGCATCACTTGGATTTGTAAACGATGTCGTGAAGATCATCGAGGGCGGGAATGTGACCGATGAAGCAAGCTTTGAAATGTCTGATGCTGTGTATCAGCTTTATCTGCAGAGTATGCCCTCACGATCAATGCGCCACAACTTCCAGCATCGAAAGGGCGTGCAAGGATATTCAAAGAATGCGATCAGGGCATTTGCCGACAACATGATGAAGGGGGCCTACCAGCTTGCAAGGCTGGAATATCAGGATGATTTGTCTGGTCAAATGGAAGAGATGCGCGAAGAAGCGTCAAAGGCTGGCGATAACAAGAAGGGCGCTTTTTACAATGAAATGCTGAAACGTCATGAGTGGGTGATGAATCCAACCAATTCAGTGATTGCGCAAAAGCTTACAGCGCTTGGCTTTGTTTGGATGCTGGGCGTATCTCCTGCTGCAGCAATGGTCAACTTAACACAAACTTTTGTCGTTGCCTTGCCGGTAATTGGGGCCAGATACGGCGCCCTGAAAACTGCAAAGGAAATGGTGAAAGCAAGCAAGGGCTTTAACATCATGGATGGCGCTATAAATCCAAAGCACCTCACTCAGGGTGAAAAGGATGCGATGCAGGTCTGGAAAGACTCTGGTTTGATCGATGGAACACGAGCTCATGATCTGACCGGCATTGCAGAGCATGGAGGGTACAATTACTCAGGTGCTCAAGAGTGGGCGATGCGCAAGGTGTCTTGGTTGTTTCATCGTGCAGAACAATTCAACCGGGAAGTTACGGCATTAAGCGCCTACCGACTTGGCATTAAAAAACATGGAGAAGGGTATCATCAAAAGGCTATAGAGGAAGCTGAAAAGCTTACTTGGGAAAGCCACTTTGATTACGGCAATACCAACCGAGCGCCATTCATGCAGAGCAATGCTGCAAAAGTTGCACTGCAGTTTAAGCAATACAGTCAGAATATCTCGTATTATTTGATGCGTAATTTATCGGCAAGCCTCAATAGAGGAAACTGGACCCTGGAAGAGAGAAAGATTGCACGTCGCCAGTTGCTGGGAAGTCTTGGGGCTACGGCATTAATAGGTGGCGCAAATGCCTTGCCGTTGTGGTGGTTGTTCGGTTTAGCGAACCTTAAGTGGGATGACGAAGATGAGCCTTTTGATGCTCGTGAAGAGTTTTTTGTATATTTGGCCGAAGCTACTGGCAGCAAGGATGCTGCAGACAAGATCATGAACGGTCTGGGTGGTGCTGGTGTTTCGGGTCGTGTATCGCTTGATGGGTTATGGGTGCGAGATTCTAACCGGGATCTTGAGGGAGAAAACTTGTGGTCATTTTATGCGAAGCAAATTGCTGGTCCAACTCTGGGCGGAATACTTCCTCAATGGTTTGAGGGAGCGCGGAAGGTATCCAACGGACAATATCGCAGATCAATCGAGAACTTCACTCCCGTATTTGCAAAGAATATATCCAAGAGTTTGCGATACTATGATGAGGGGGCGCTAAATTTAAGGGGCGATGAGCTAAAATCACGCGAAGATTTCAGCTATGCCCAGCTATTTACTCAAGGTATTGGCTTCTCTGATTCTGGTGTAATCAAGCAATACACTGAAAATTCAGCCATCAAAGGGGCTGCTGAGAAAATCAAAAAGCGTCGTCGCTGGTTGATCACTCAGTATTACATGGCATGGAAAGACGGTGATACTGCAGAGCGTAAAGGCGTACTTAAAAAGATCCGCCGTTACAATAAGCACAACCCTAGATTTCCGATTAGTGCCGGCACATTGAGCCGATCAATGAAAACGAGAGCGCGATATAGCCGTGAATCTCTGAATGGTATCAACGTGAATAAGCGACTTAGGTATCTTGCTGACGAAAAGGATTTTGTGAACTAACTTGCTCATAGCCTCGTTTTTTTCGGCGCTCTGATATGGAGGTCACTACCGCAGTGGCCTCTTTTTTGTCGTGTATTGGGGTGGCGTTTGCGCCTCCGGATGATTTACCAATACCTCCCCAGACCCTCTTTACAACAAAATTACCGAACAAATCCTGTTCAATTCTAGCCTCGTAGTATCGGTTTGTACCTTTGTTTTCCCATCGAATTGTTGACCATGTTTTGACTCGGTAACGCATAAGCACCTCTTGTTTGGAGGTTTGATTATTTGCCAGAAGACAGGTGCTTGCATCACTTACGGTAAGGGGAGCAAGCTTATTGCGCTACAGTCAGGTGTGTGTAAAACTTAGCAAAATCAAGAAACAAGTGCTGATCAAGAAGCGAACGAAAACACAAAAGGTATATGGCTTGGTATTTTTAAGGATTTTCAGGATCTATAAGTGATTGATATTGTTGATAATAAAATAATTATCTAGGGACTTAAAATCCCTCGGTGGCAACACCGTGCCGGTTCGATTCCGGCTCCGGGCACCATATCTTAGTTTTAAGATATCTCATACTGTATCAAACCCCTCTTAATGATTAAGCTCTACTTTTACCTGTTTTGGGTCTCTTTGTGTGACTTCTTGACTCTTGCGCTTTCATATTATCATCCTCAATTTTTCTAAACGACGCGGTATTGTAAATTCCCTTTAACTTTACAAAAAGTGTAGACGCGAAATATCGGATTTTCATAATCGCCGCCTATTGTTTCAAATGGCAATGTGAAGTAACGATTGAGCGATTAGAGATTAAACAGTGAGGTTAGAGGAATGGGGAGTACTTATCAGTCCTTATTTGAGAAAAGACTAGTTCACCAAGCACCTAAGTTTTTAGATACCGCGATTCAATATGAAGTGGTAATGGGTTCTATTGCCTATGGCGTGGCGACTGACTCATCGGATATGGATGTGTATGGCTTCGCTATTCCACCCCGTGATTATGTGTTTCCTCATCTTAGGGGAGAGATAGCAGGGTTTGATGAGCCAGGGGTTCGGTTTGATCAATTTCAGCAGCACCACATAATCGACAAACCAGCTATGGGTGGGAAAGGTCGAGAATATGACCTGACGGTGTATTCTATTATCAAGTACTTTCGATTATTGATGGATAATAACCCTAATATTATTGATTCATTGTTTGTGCCGCGAAACTGTGTGCTTTATTCAACACAGGTAGGTGAGATGGTTAGGGAGAATCGCCACATCTTTTTACATAAAGGGTGTTGGGCAAAGTTTAAGGGTTATGCCTATTCTCAAGTGCACAAAATGAAAACAAAGGATCCAATTGGTAAGCGTAAGGATACAATTGCTAAATATGGTTATGACGTAAAATTTGCCTATCATGTGGTGAGGCTTCTAAACGAAGTGGAGCAGATTTTAACAGAGAAGGATTTAGATTTACTTAGAAACAAAGAGCAGTTAAAAGCTATTCGACGTGGTGATTGGAGTCAGGAGCAGGTCGAAGAGTATTTCGTTTCTAAAGAAAGGGAGCTTGAAACCTTGTACTCAAAAAGTACGCTACCGGCTAAACCTGATAAAGATAAGATCAAAACGTTGTTGTTGGAATGTCTTGAGCATGCATACGGTAGTTTGGAAAAATGTGTTGTCGTAGAAGATGAGGCGGTAAGGGCATTGGGACAAATACAAACAATACTGGATAGTGTGCAAAATATAAAATACTAG